AGATTGATTGATATTTAGGAGCTACTATGAGATTAGAAAATTTTTTAATAGAGGATTCTAAACGAACTAGTGGTCGAACCAAGCCGATCAGTCGTGAAGATGCGTTTGAATTCATTAAAAAGAGATGCAGTAATTCACTGAGAATGTATACAGAGGGTCGTGGTTTATATAGAAGTTCCGAAAATTACACAAATGACTATGGTGTTGTTGAACCATCAAGATTCAAAAGAGATTCTCGATATACCTATAATTATTATACTGTTATGATGGATAATATGTCGTTATGGAACAAATATCCAAAGAGAAGTAAGTCAGTAATTGGTGCTTCAAGCCCCAGCAGGGTCGATCGTCACATAGGAAAAACTTATATAATGCTACCCATTGATGGTACTGATATTGGTGTATGTCCAGAGGATGATTTATGGGATTCCTTTAGTCCTTCGCTTGATACTTTCAATGAAGATCTTAAGTTTGCATTCGAAACGTATATAAAGGAATCACCTTCTGATAAATGGGGAACTTTACTTAAACAATTTGAAAAAATGGATGAGGTATTAAGCTCGCCGCATAAAAATAAGCCAGTGTCCCGTTTTTTTAAGGAGTTTTACAATGGTAACATGTTACAGGCGTGTACTGATTACCTTGATCCGGCAAAGAATGGGTTTGTTTTGCGAAAGGTTGGTGATGTATTACCGTTTAACAAGGAAGTGTGGTGGTCAACAAAGACGGTGATGGTTAGTTCTTCACAGGGAGAATATTTATATGAGATTTGAGCAGTATATAAATGAATCTGATGTTACATATGAACAATACATCCAAGGAATAAACTATTACTTTGGTGTAGACGAGGGTCTTGTTGATTTAAAGGACAAGGCGGTCGGGTTTATTGTCAGGAAGTTTAAAGAGGCGGGCGAAATTCTCGATCAGATGATATTTGATTTTGGTCTAAGTGCCGTAGAGATAATCAATGCTTTTAGTGAAAAGAATATGTTCAAGTTGCTTAAATCATTTGGGTTTTCATTAAAAGTTATTTTTAAGTCTGTCAATACTCTGACGATGTTTATTAGACAAGGATTGTTTGAGATATTCAGTGAATTATACAAAACCAAAATATATCAGAAGATACGACAGGGGACGATTAAGTTTGATGAGTTTGCCGAAAAGTATCCTCTACTTAAGAAAGTTACTGGATCGGTTGTTGCTGGGCTGTTATTTTTTATGTGGACTCAGATGACATTTATAGGTAATTTGGATTATGATTTCGATTTCACAAATATAGCATTAGCATTGAAGGGTGCTTATAGTCTTGAGGACATTTTTGGATCTCCTGACGGGCTGATGTTGATTGGTTTGTTTGCCACGGGATCTATTATTTCTGTTCCATGGTTGGGTAGAACAATATACAACCTTATGTTAGCCATATTTTATACTGGAATTAAACATACAGCAAAATCGGAATTACCTGCGGTCAGAAAAATACGAGAGAAAATCGCCGCATCCCAATAAAATTAAGTTGAATTGTAGAGGGTATTTTTAGTGAAATTTGAACAGTACATAACAGACCTTATCACGGAGCAAGGTACCAGAATACGTGGAGAGGATCCAGATCTTGATAATGTTTTAACAATATTACAAAAGGATTGTTCTCTGTTTATAAGAGAGACTGGGGGGTTTCTTTATAGAGGGACTAACCGACAATTGGAAAGGGGCGTTTTTATCTCTAAACAAAAACCAAGGCTGAATCGAAGACCTGTTGATACAAGAAAACGTGTCCACGATATGGCAGACAAATCATTCATGAAAAAATTTGGTTGGAAAGTCAGAAGTGAGGGAGTGTTTACCGCAACAAGACCCGGTATGTCTAGGGGGTACGGAAAAAACTTATATTTAATGTTTCCTGTGAATGGGTATAAGTTTGTGTATTCAGAAGATCATTATGATTTTTTTATAGCACAAAGCCAAATAGAATCTGAACTTAGATTACGTTATAAAGATCCTTTGTATTTTTTGGAACAGAAGGATGTTGATTTTTTGGTTGATGGTTATTTCGGCGGTAATCTAAAAAAAGCTTGGCGTGATAAACAAGCACGAGAGGTTATATTTAATTGCCCTAATGGTTACTATTATGTTGACATGGTTATCATAGATGAATTATCAAAATATCTGGGCATTGAGAGGTATTAATGAGATTAGTTCGATATATAACCGAAGAATCCTCGGCTGAAAGGGTTGAATTTAATTCTGTCGAAGAGATTGCTGATGAACTTAAAAGAAAATGCGCACCATATCTTCGTGAATTTGGTACTGATTGGTATTTCTATCGTGGCGTTAGGTCTCTGGGTAAGAATGATAAAGATAAATTTGCCATATTCAAGAAAAAACCTCGTATGAATAGAAAACCTATGAACATGAGACAGGACATACAGGATTATTTGAATAAAATATTTAAAAAGAAATTTGGTTGGATGCCTCGTAATACTGGTGTATTTGCAACACATAATTATAGCGAGACTTATACTTATGGTTACGGATTGATATTCATGCCAATAGGTCAATACAAATACATATATAACCCTGACGTTGATGATTTATTTATAAACACACCACATCGTGTCATAAACTTTGATAAAAATGGTGAACTTATTAATGATATTGCTGGTACTAATGGGGATGATGACTATGATCGTAAGAAACTTGAAAAATGGAAGAAAAGGGTTGAAGGTTTCAGAGATAGTGGTATGAAAACGTGGTTAAGTCAGAGGACTTTTGAATCTATGTGGAGATGCAAAGAATACTACCTGATAGACCCGTTTTTTGAGGATGAATTGACCAAGTTATTGTGAATAGAGTTTTAATATCGGTCAAAGTATATATGTAGTAATATAAGATAAATACTAATATAAATTATAACTAGGAGTTAGTATGAATATATTTGAACATTTAGAGCAAGCAGAAGCGGTACATAGTAAGGTAAACGAGTCAGGTCTTCGTAATATCAAAGATTTGGCCAAGAAATATAAGACTGCAACTGGTTATTTTCATATGGACTTAGATGGTGTAACCTCAGCCCTTGGTATGAAATCCTATCTTGAGCGATATGGTATTAAAACAACAAAAGTCATACCCATTAATTATGGAGGGAACGAGTTTAAAGCCGCAAAGCCACAAAAGGGAACGTTAACATGGATGGTTGATTTTGCCCATGGCAAACCTTTTCTTGATATTCATACAGATCACCATGATGGTCAGACGGGTGTTAATACAACCACTTCAACTGATTTTGCTCATGATCCTGCTAACGTAGCAGCAATTTCAGCAAAAATATCTCCTAGTGAAATATTTCCAACTAAAGACCTTGAAGTCATCAAAATGGTTGATAGTGCTGATTATGCGAAACACGGTATTAATCCAGATCAAGTTATGAATGGAGCGTTTGGATATGATGATACAATAGATGTTGAAAAAAATCACTTTGCTATGGGTATGGTTGTTAATAAATTGCTTCTGGCCAATAAAGGAAAAAAGAACTTTCTACAAGACGTTGTTATGAAATCAAAACCTTCTCTTATTAGTATGTACAATGTTATCGTTGATTTAGCAAAAAAAGATGGATTCAGACCATCAAATGTCATTAAAAAGGGTACCGAAAATTATGTATCACAGCAGAAGGGTGGCATGGTTAAATCAGAGACAAACCCCTCTAAGCTGAAAATGGGGCAATCAACTTTATGGGGAAACACAATTGTTCAATACGGTGGTGGCTTTATGGGTGGTAGTAATGTATATGATAGATATACACCATTCAAACTTTATCCTGATGCTGATTATCTTTGTATTGGGTGGGCTATGGGTCTCGTTCAGGTTTCCAAAAATCCATTTAAATCAGGGAAAAACCCTTATCATTTAGGTGATTTGGTTATGAATAATATTATGTCCAAATTTAAATCAAAGATGCAGAAAAAAAAGGTTAGCCTTGGTGATATCAAGCGTATCATGGAGAGTGATATTAAGGGTGATTTGGATGCAATGGGTTTCAAATGGGAAGACTTTGTTGCCATGTTTGATCAAAAACAAGTCAACGGTGTCGAACTTGACAGTGAGGGTGGTTGGACTTCATTCATCAAAAGCATATCAAAGTCAAAGTTTGATTCGTTGTCATTCAAGCAGAAGAGCATGTTAGATAAAATTACCGTAAATCTATGGGATATTATTACAACACAATCAGGCGGTCATAAAGATATCACCAATGTACAGGGGTTGAATTTTTGGGGTAAGGGATATCCAGATGAATTACTCAAACCTATTATGTATGAAGTGGCTAAAGAGATGAAGGATAAAAAGCTACAGTAAGACCTGATAAATGTAACAGAAAAATATAATTAATAGGTAGGGTCTAATGAATGAGTAATATAAGAGAATATCTTAAAGAAATATTAAATGGTCGTAACACTCCTAAAGATATCGCAAACGATGTTGATAAGATGTTTGAGGATATCCAGTTTCAATTAGAAACTATATCGGAAATGGAAATAATTAATTTTAATATCAGAAAGAAAGTTCATAGAATTATCAGCGATTTACGTAAATTGGGCGCTGAGGTAGACAAAGATATTAGAAATAGTAACTCATAATGGGGTATCAAATGTCACTTAAAGAAGAATTTGAAAAGTTAAAGTTAAATTCTGTTATCCATGAAGCAGATGGTATTGACTCTGATCCCGAAGAGGAAATGGTTGATATTGATGAGGTTGAAGGGTTTAATATCCTTATACTAACATCATCTACCGATTCCAAGAATAGAAAGATGTCAAAAAAGAACCCAACTATCATCAAAATAGAGAAATGGTGTAGCAAAAATGATGTTCCTTTTTACACAGCATTCGCTGACACTGCTTATCTTGAGAAAGGCGACGAAGGAACTATCAAGATCTATAACGTTGGTGATAAAGAAGGTCATGAGATTGATCGTGATAAAACTTTTGTCATTGCCAGACGCGGTGTTATGTTTCATCGATATTCACAAAACCTTATGTCACGTCTTGAGAGATATCGTTTTTGTTTCTTGAACGAAAAGTCTTCTATTCAAACATGTGAAGACAAGTATTTAACAACATTAAAGCTAGTTGAAGCTGGTCTTCCTGTTCCTGATACTGCGCTAGTTCCTACAGAGGAAATGCTTGAGTTGGCACACAAAAAAGTTGGCGGTGGATTTCCTGTTGTTGTTAAGACATTAAGTGGTACTCAGGGGAAAGGTGTATTCATTGTCAATGAGTACAAAGCATTAAAGTCCACACTTCAAGCTATATGGGCTGTTGGTGATGAAGTTGAGATGATGTTGCAGAGATACGTTAAGTCTGACCATGATGTTCGACTTCATGTTTTGGGTGACAAGGTTATTGCGGCAATGAAGCGAAAGGTCGTTGATAACGATTTCCGTTCAAACGTTCATCTAGGCGGAAAGACTGGTAAATATAGACCAACCAAGGAAATACGAGAATTGGCAGTTAAAGCTGCAAAATCAGTTCAGTGTAAATGGTGCGGCGTGGATATCATGTTTGATGTTGAAGGAAACCCATATATTCTTGAGGTTAACTCTTCCCCCGGTACAGATGGTATAGAGGAACTGACCAAATTAGATATTGTTGATATGGTGATGCAATATGCAAAGAATACCATAAATTGGAATAGACCACCACAGCAGATTGGTGTGATTGAATCCATAGAGATCGAGGGTATCGGTCAATTACATGCTCGGTTTGACACCGGAAATGCCGCTGGTAGCTCCTCACTTGACGCACAAGACGTTAATGTCGAAGGGTCTAAGGTAACATGGTCTACTATGGGTAAAAAGATGTCAGGGACGAAATTAAACGAAATTAGAATGAAAAATAATTCTGATTCGGAAGAAAAATTGGATGAGAAGAGGGTAGTTGTAGAATTAAATGTCACATTTGAAGGTGTTAATTATTCAAAAGTACCGTTTAATTTAAATGATCGTAGTCATAAAACAACACCTGTTCTAATCAATAAAGATTTTATGATAAGATCTGGATCAGTGGTTAATCCTGCTAGAGTTTATATGGTTACCAATAGACCTGATTATATCAAGAATAAAAAAAAGAAGAAGGTAGAGAAAGAGGACAGAGAAGAAAACTAATATTACTACCAACCATTTCGAAGAAAATTATAGGAGAGATGAATGACACAATTGAATAAATTTTTTCCAAAAAGATCTGTTGATAGTCTCACATGGTCTATTATAGATCCGACTGGAGCCGGAGACTTCCTTACAATAGAAGACTCTTGGAATGCTGGTCAGAGGAATATGTTATTATCCGAAGGAGATCATCAAATCTATAATGATATAGATGTTGATTTATCGGTTTCAGTGACACCAATACGTTTTTATGGTAAGGGTGAGGATAACACTAGAATTCATGTTACAGAAGGAACAAATTTTTATAGATTTGATGTCCATTACCCTGATAACTATAATTCATCTTATGACTATACACAAGATCCCCCGGTTTTGTCACCAGAATCACAAACATATTCAATTACGTTTGAATATGGTACAAATATTGTCGTGGCTAATAACTTTGTATGGTCTTCATTAGAAACAACATACACTAAAGCTCCGGTCATAGGGGACTTTTTTGAGCCAAATAACACGAATACTCTGTTCACCATTACAGATATTATTAGTGATACAACACTGGTATTGAAAGAATATAATTCATATGAATCATATGAAGGGATAATACCTTTCGCTATTAATAGAGAAATTTTGATAGAAATGAAAAATCTTTCTATTGGTGTATGGGATAATCCACCCACACTTATATCATCAAATGGTCTGGATGATATCTTTGACAATAGCAGCAGACCTTGGCATGATAAAGCTGGTATCAAATGGATTATTGAAAATGTTAACGGATTACTTAAATATAACGATGGCAATAATGGTTTAACTATAGCAAACGGAGCATTGTCCACAGGATGTTATGTCAGGAACGTTCGAACGTCTAGTGGTTGAGGTCTTGACCTTGGCGGCAGGTCTGTCGTCTTAGATAGTTATTTCGGTGGTGATGTATCTCCATCATCAGGATCAACATTTATTAATTGTATCTCAAAAAATGGATTCTTTTTTGATAGATGGTCAACTTTTATAAATTGTAAGATACTTGACGCAGTATGGTTTGAAGCATCTAAAGGATGTAGAATTATAGGATGTAGTGATAGAAATGGTCCTTATGATGATACTATCCCGAATCAAGGGGTCGAACCCGATTCTTTTGTTGTAAGTGGCAGTACTAACGTAGGTGTATGGTATTCATGGATTAATTCTTACGGAGATATCAAATTTTACGAATCAACAATGGATACTATCACTTCTATAACAAAATATAATATATCTACGGGTCTTCCTGTATTCGCACCTCAAAACCCCGGTGTGTTGGATTTCAGTGTAGCTAAAAGGTATAATGGGATATTTACTCAGAGTGGTTTGGATACGCTGGTAACGCTTTCCGATCAGACGCCATTATATACGTCTGGTATGGGATTATATGTAATACTGTTTGATAATTCATGGTATTTGAATGATTTTGTTATAGAATATAATGAGGCTAATTCATTTTTAATTTTAGGATCATGGTCAACGATATCTCCTTTGTTAGATTTATCTGGTAAACTTAAAGACTCGTATGATATATATTTTCCTTACGTCAAGGTTAGTGCTGGTGCAGATACCTCATCATATGCATGGTATGTCCAGACTCAGAAGAAAAAGTCACCTGATTATAGGTTAAATTATTGGGATTAACTAAAAAGGGAGTCTCTATTAAAGACTCCCTTTTTCTTTTATTCTCTGTCTTTCCATTGTAATAGATGTTGAAAAGGCAAATCTCGGATAAAACTCATTCCACAAGCCCCGGTATGTCCACCCCCACCATACTTATGTGCCAAGGTACCAACATCAATCCCCGGTTTATCGGTGTACATACTAACTGACCAGTTCTTGTTAGTATATCCATATGCCATAACCGCGTCATAGTCATCATGATTGAATTTTGAATCAAACATTTGACTATTACAGTTCAATGCGTTGACAACGAGAAAACGCAGACCTTCCCACTCCATATCGAATGAGTGTGATTTACAATACTTAGCATACATTTTTTGTTGATATTCGTAGCATATTCTACCTTCTTCTATAATTTTATCACAATATTCCTCGGATTCGAACAATTTAAACCAAAATTGATTACTATCACCATCAGGATCATGAAATTTGATGCCAGTCACAAAAGGAAATAGATCTTGTTTAACAATACCTTCTTTGATGTTGGTATACTCTATATCCCATACATCATATCTTCCGATCATCCGAACAGCTTTTGGCATGTGTTGATCAGAAAACCATTCCCATGTTAATTCACATCCAGAGTTACCAATTCTTCGTAATCCTTTGATTTTTTGTCCTGACTTCTCGACATCTTCGATAACAGTTTTGTGGTGGTCAATCCAAATAAAATTATCATATCCAACCATATCACGGATTTTTGCCATTTCCTGTGGAGGAAGCGAAAAATCTACCATGTAGATCTTTCTTGAACGTTTGATTTTGTTCCATGGAATCTTATATCCATAATTCATTCCATACCACTCTTTGGTGCCCGTTTCAAAATAACTCACTATACCAGCGGCGCAATACCCGTCTGGGTCAACATGCCCCAGCACCAATACATCTACTTTGTTTTTCATTCCATAGACCTTTCTTACTCGTAATATAGATCTAACTCTTTCCCTAATACCATAACTTCCATGTTCTTTAAAACCCCCTCAGAAGGTATATCTTTAACTTTATCGACTAAAATGTCAACTCTTTTTTTGTATCTTTCATTCATCAAGTCTTCCACATAGAAGACTCCTTTTTTGTAAATATATATGTAATGACCTAACATCCACTTTAAATCGTGACTGACCGCTACAGTGAAATCAGGTCTGGCGAAGGTTATAATTGCTGTTTGATTTGGGGTTGAATCCGTCTCAGCGACAGATCTTGTATAGAACGATACATCTACTGTTTGTGTTCTTTCGGCATTATATTTAATGATAACACGCCTTCTTTCTTCTGCGAGGGCTTTGTAGTAACGATGATGTTCTCTTTCTACTTGCAAACTTTTTTTTATTTTATTGACGTAATCTGTTGTGTGCCTTTCTTGGTGCAGAAATGCTGACATGAATATACAAATCGTGAATAAAACGAAAATTATTCCACCAGAAACGTTGTTTTTTGAGAATGTAGGCTTAGTTTCGTGTAATAGTTTAAAATCTTCATATTTCATTATAATCCTTTTTAATGCTTATAATCGTCTTCTAACTCTTCAGATTCATTCACCAAGTCTTTCGATGATTTGCCTTTGTAATAATCCTTGATTTTGTACTTTTCCTTTTTCTTTGGCTCTTTGCCGAATTTAAAGTTATCTCTGTGCTCCGTCTTGCCCATTGTTTTCCTCTAATCTCCTTACTTTTTCGTTTAGTCTAAGAATCTCGTCATCCTGTTGATTTAATTGCCTCTCCATCCTATCAATACGTTCAATCAAATCTTGACCGTTGAAGTTCAACGAGTTCTGGACGTTAAGATTATTTATACAGGCATTACTAAAATTATCAAATATACCTGTATTTGTTGTGTGAGTTAGGTTTGCCATGCCAATGGTGGTTATAGTATCGGTCATTATATTGTTGACACTGGTAATATCAGTTATGATGGCATCACCTTCCACCCCCAACACACCAACATTACTCTCTCTTGATGTACCGACAGTACCAACAACACTATCACCATACCATTGTGATTCGGGTGTTGGTGTAACATTAAGACCAAGGCGAGAAAGAGCATTGTCATCCATACCCTCATCGTCATGTATGACCTTTTCAAACGGATCTTCACCAAAAAGGTCTATGTATCGACTAAGAATCCTGTTCTCATGATCAACCAATCTTCTGTATTGATTGTCATCATATACCACAACTGCCATATTAAAACTCTCTATCGAGAAGTACTAAAATCTCCCATTGGAGTTCTTCGTCATCAACTTCAACCTCGAATCCACCCTGAATCCCAATTTCACGTATTACACCTTCGGCACCAGCGTAATGCGCCGAGTGTCCTGTTGTGTGAGCAAAATCTTCATAGAGGGTTATAGGATCTTCGTCATAACTATCGGAACCCCCAAACATTTCATTCCCCTGCATATTCTCACCCTCAACTGTAGCTTGTTCGTTATAATACTCTACAAATACTGACTCCACAAGTTCCGTATTGTCTTCTAAATATAAAATAAATTCTTCCATTATCCAACTCTCCTGTCACGACGTTTTACTCTTGTGACAATGCCATTGGTCAGATCACGGCAGGTTAAATCGAGACCGAAAACACAAGCACTATCCAAGTTATATTTATCGTTATATTTTTCGTTGTATTTATTAATTTCTTCTCTTTCCATAGGGGTATGACCGTGGACGATGATACGACCCGGCATAACAGGGCTAGAGAAGTACAAGAACTCATCACGAATCCAAATAATATCATATGCCAACTGGTCAGCTAATGGTACCTTGGGACGTACACCAGCATGGACAAAGACATATTCATCAATCTCGTGGTAAATTTTCAGGTTATCGTAGAAATTCCTGTGACTCTGGGGAAGATCATCCCAACATAACGGATTATCAATTTCATCCAAAATCCTAAGATTCTCTAAGTAGCTATCGATTGTGGCATTACCACCATTATATCGAAATATACCGTCACTGTCCGGGGTCCCATTGCCCTTAAGGTAATGAATGAACATTTCTTCGTGGTTACCCATGAGGAATACAGTCTCAGGAAACATTTCTTTGAGTTTAATACAAAACTCAATAGTTTCGAATACTTTATCCCCTCTATCAACTAGGTCACCAAGGAAAACCATAACATCATCATGCATCGGCATAACTTGGTCAATAAGACTTTCAAGTGTCTTAGCGCAACCATGCACATCACCAATGGCGAGGATACGACCGTTTGGTTTTTCGTTTTTGCTGTGATTTAAAACCATGACTTATGCCACCCTTTTAAATGCGTTCCACTGTATTTACTCATAACATCATTCTCACTTTAATCTACTAACAATAGCATCAGCAAAACCGAGTTCGATTGCTTCATTTGCATCTAAATACTTGTTTCTATTAATGAGATCTTTAATCTCTTCTGGAGTTTTTCCTGATTTATCACCAATATGTTTGATGAATAGGTCTCTACAACGCTGTAATTCTTCAATTTCCACTTCAATATCAGGAACAGATCCTTCATATCCAGCCACAGGATTATGGAGCATCAAACGGGCATGTTTACTCATAAATCTTTTTCCCTTTGCCCCCGTTGAGAAAATAAATTGTCCAGCAGACATTGCCTTTCCCATACAAATGGTTTTGATGTCACATGTTAACATTTCCATACAATCAACAATAGAGAATGCTGCGAATAAATCGCCACCATAACTATCCACAATTAATGTAATATCTTGTAGCGGATCTTCTCTTTGAAGTTTAATCATTTCGATATTTATTTCTGACGCTACGTGTTCGTTTATGTCACCTGCCAGATACAATATACGCCCGTTATGGCGCGTACTTTGCATCATAGGATACATCATTTCGTGTCCACGTTCATTTTTTTCGCTCATTAAATATAGTTCTCCTGAATATTTTTTTATCTCCCCCAACCTAATCTTTTGGATATTTCGGGTGTCATTCCACCCTTTTCTTTGAATACCTTGGAAAAATAATCACCTGTATCACCTTGAAGAAGAGGTTCGCCAATTACAGAAAATCTCCACATATAAGCCATATCAAACTGACTCATACTATTAATCCTTTGTTTTTCTTGTTCGGTCATTTATCAATTATCCTTTTTCTTTAGACTCACCAAAAAGTCATAGAAAACCCTGATATCAGACAAGTCAATATCCTCATCCGAATCTTTCTCGTTGTATAAACAGTGTTCGGTACCGTAGTTACACTCCCATATCCACCAACTAAGCCAACAGTCATCATTATCTAAGTGTTTTGATAACAGTTCAATAACAACACTAATGATATTACATGAATATGTACCTATTCCTTCACCAACCAAATCATGAAGTTTTTGGTCTTTCTCGTCATAATCTTTGATTATTTTTATTGTTTTTTTGAATGTATCAAAATCAATCATTATCTTCTCCTCCATACTGTTTAATTAATTCCTTCATATATTGAATATTTTTGATAAGGTCATCAATTTCATCCAGATCAAAACGTAATTCTTGATCACCTGTATCAGGAAATTGCTTCAAGGATATAAACATTCCAGCACCCTCATCGTCGATGCTTATGTTTGTGACTGAGTGACCAAAAATAGGATTATCACCCTCACGGAACATATTAACTTTCGTAAACAACGCTTTCATTTAAAAATCCTTTCTTATAATTATTTTTCAACCAATTGGACGTTTTGTATATCCCGCTTCCATTCATCTAATGTCAATTTGTTTATATCAACTTCACTATGAGAATATGTTTTGTTATTGTTTTCGTCGAAACCTAATACTTCATATTCATACTTTCCACCACGACCACATGCTTCCAATTCACCGGCATTGATGGCATCTTGTTCGTTGTGATAAACACCTACCACATAACTATGGTTTTCCCTACAACCCCAACGATACATTGTGACGACATAATTCATGACTCTTTGATCCTCTCATTTATGAAGTCTTCTATTAAACAAATATCAACATGTTTTGGTAACCATAGACCACCAAATTCATGTGCATAATGTTGATCTTTATCAGACCATATTTCAGCGCGATAATATCTAAAATCTTTCATGCCTTTAGGTAGACTTGAATTGTTCAATACCATTTCTTCGGTGAAATCTATGGTAACACCGTTAATCATTCCTGAACCTGTAGAAAGAAGGAATATCATCACTGAAATGAATTTCGTCAGTCGAGCCGCTATAATGGTCGAAGTGGTTACCATAACCATCAGCCTGAACGTATGACTCCTGTAGTTTTTCCAGTTTTCCCAAAGACAGAACCAGTTTACCAATTGCGGTATATGCCTCACACTTCTGCATTTCCTCAATCACATCTTGGTCAATTTCCAGAACACTAGCAAGTAACCATGCATTAAAGCAACCAAGGATATACTCATCACTGGATAGCTCATCTTGCATGATTTTGTCGATCTCATCTCCATTAATATAGCGATAGCGACCAATTACAAAATCATCATCACATACCATAACATGTTCAACAAATTCACGTAGTTCTTCTGCGGATAAATCGTATTCGAGGCGCAATTTTTTAAGTTCGGAGTATTTGAAATGCATGTCTTTTCCTTTCTTGTTAAGAGTTTATTGTAGTTTACTCGTTTGATTCAAGAATGTCAATGCTTCATGAATGAGTCCTTCACCCATCCAGTGAGAATTCTCAAGTGATTTAGCTTCGACCATATGCTTGTGACGGGTTGATACTTCAAATAGTGGTATAAATTACTCCTTTTCTTTGTTATCTGTACAATTTTTACAACGAACTTTAATCCATCCGTTTCTGGTTATTTCTCCGTGGTCACCACAATTCTCACAAATCATAGAAGACATAGATTCTGCAAAACTAATAATACCACTTAGGTAATCAGAACTTCTTGTTTCCCCTTTATAGGGATGATTAGTATCATTTTCTTCTGTATGATAGTAAAAACGTAGTGTTCCGAATTTTTCTTTGATCTGGTCAGCAACGACTTGTGGATACCCATTTTTATCATGGTGAAATTGAAGGCAATGCATTAATTTATCGAGCAAAGGTAACCATCCATCATTTACAGAAATACCATCATGAACCCATGACATACAAGTTTCTCTTGCATTACCACCAAGATTTTTTAGAATTTTGGGATATTTTTCTTTTAATGCCAAGTCTCGTTTTTTCTTTTTTTCATATATTAATTCGTAATCCATTTTACTCCTCACTAGGTTAATATTTCAGTCAATATGAGACCAGACAGAAACACCCTTAATACCGTGACTGTCGAGAACGTTAAGAGCGGCATATGAACATGCCTCACGAAGACCCCATTCTTGACGCCCGGAATATTTGCTGTTTAAATGAACGGCATTATTATAACCATTTTGAATCTTTTTGATATATTTGGCGAACCCTGTACGTTTATCGGTAATCTGGACATACGCAATGCCACAAACATCTAACATGGTACCAAGGCTTTTGCCATATGCTTTACCAGTAATAACATCAGCATTATAGACAGCATATACTGGTTCAGTGTGTTCCACTACCCATTTATCACCTGCAGCTTCTGCGGCCATGTTAGCTTCTTCCATAATTTTTTTCGAAATTCTTGGCGACCATATTTTTCCTTTCTTAAGGGGGTTTCGTCACCAACAAATACATAATATCACGTCATCTCATAAATTTCAACAATAAAATTATAGAAATCCCTTGGGTCAGAAATATCATACCTTTCCTTGGAGTCTTTTTCTATGTAATAACAATCTTTTGTACCAAAATCACATTCCCATGCCCACCACTCAATCCACTTGTCTTTGTCGCCGTTAAAATGGTGTTCTAATAGCTCAACGATACAATCATTAGAGTCAACTGTATATGTGCCGACACCATCCCCAACAAGGTTCTGTAATTGTCTATCTCGTATAACATTTTGTTTAATGGTAAACAAAGCATTTCTAAATGTCTCAAAATCTAACATTTCATCTCCTAAATCCGAAATAAATCTTCTGATAAAATATCTTCTGATACAGCCTCAAGACTATCTATGTGATAGATATAGTCACGAAAATTTCCATTAATATCTTTTCCTCTTATTCCTACTAAAGTGGCACTGTCGGGGAATTTCAAATGCGGAGATACATATATAACGGTCATGATTTGAGAAAAATCAAATGTTACCAGTTCATGTGTCTTGAAATACAGCAAACCCATGTGTTTCGCCATATCGTTATAGGAACTATACATTCCACCATAATTGATTATTCTAACGTTTTGACCTACTTTTATCATCAAATAATCCAATCAGTGTTCATGACATCAAAATCTTCACCCATGATTTCAATGATAAAAACCCCGTCTTTTTCGCTTTGTTTAATGAAGTTATTAATAACACTCAAACCGTAACCATTTGATCCATAAGAGGTCTTACGGCAATTATATACAGAACCAGAAGATCCCTTGAAGTAGTAATAATAATCGTCTTCTGTGACTGATGTGATACCAGAATTCATCTTCCATGAGTCACCATCAAGATATCCACCAGACCACGTTGCAAAAACTCTATAATGAGGATCATAACCGCTTATTGTTACAATTAACCATTTGTCTGGTGTATATTCTGACATTTTATGATCTCCTTTATTTGTCTGTTACAGGGGGAACCGGCATATATCTCCACCAATCAGGTGATACATTTACACCGTCAATATGCATGGGTTTCCATTCACCCTCTTCATACAGTGTCTCTGTCACCATCCCCCCAAAGCTTGCAATAATTACACAAAAACGATTACCCGTAGCATGTGTTGTATATTCTGGCAGTTTTTCTGATGGTTTATACCAAGAATCATCACTCATTTCCGTCTCCCCTTAGATACAAAACTTCCTCTTGTTGATATTCTTCTGCCTCATCAGCACTATCAAGTATATCATGTTTACCGTGGTACCATTCCTTGTGGACATTGAGACAGACATTAAGTTTGACAACTCTGTCAACATCATCATATCCTGCTTCATATCCCCTGACCACAACCCTCATTTCGGGGTCATGGTCTTTCAGGATATCCATCAATTCATATACTTTCATTTGGATAATTCCCCTTTGATCTTATGATATAATGCAGTCTGATTATGGTTCAGGTCACTATAGCTCAACTTATCTGGTTCGGAACCATCACCAAACCGTTTGATGATTTCCCAATTGCCCCCAATAAGATATGTGCCATTGTCGTAATTGTCCGTGTCAAGTTGATTGAGACAGCCAATACCAACGGAAGTAGAACCTTCAAAGTATTCACAAATCAATCCACAAAGACGAGCCATGCTATATTGTTCATCTGATGCGGGAAGGCGATATCCACGATCCTTTGCTACATCAAGGAATGCGAGAACTGATTCAAGACCACCATTCCAATGAAGATAAATACCTACTGAATCGGGTTCTTCACTGTGACAAATAACCGCACGATTTCCCATGATTAATCCCCGCCTTTAAGTAAGAATTTGTTACTTATTACTTTAAAACTCAAGTGTCCACCAAATTCAGTGTTCACCAAACCATCCACTTCAAATACGAGTCCTTCCCTTTCATTCTTGGTATTATTATATTTTCCTTCTGCAATGTCAAGTACTTTTTCGAGTGTCATATCAAAATGATCACCGCGAGAGTCTAATGCGACATGTGGAATACCATAAGATTTGCATAATTTAATTCTTTCATCATAAAACAAATACCTCTTTTTGAGTTGGTCATAAACACGAAAAATATGGAATTCTATATCTTTGAGTCCGAGACGGTTATTTTGGATTCCAGGTCCTACAACTTCACCCTGAACAACAAGATAAGGGGGGATTTCGTGAAGTTTGTATTTACGGGCAATATTCCAATAAACGTTATCACCATCATGGATTTTAAGATTACGTGAACATGTAAAGAACTCATCGTTGTCATATCCAAAAGTCGCGGAAGTACCATCATATTTGACGGTTGCCACCCAAGGAAGACCTTTAAACTTGTCAAGGTAATCCATGTTGGATTGAATACGATCTTCATCGGACTTAGGGAGGATATAAGAAGGGAAGACCCCCTTTGCATCACCATTTTTGAACAGAATAGGAGGTTCGTATTTTTCGACACCAAGGAAATTAGTTACATCATCCCCTACTTTCCAGTTAACAATGGAGATATCTTCATCCATTTTATCCCAAAAATCACCATCATCAAGAATTTTCTTAAATCTATCGAAAGTAATGCAATACCCCTGTGAGAGTTGACCACGAAGACGAATAGTTTTGATGCGCCCTTTGGAATTTTCTAATTCAGGGAATTTGTCTAATGGGAGAATAGAATCAATTTCAAAATAGACGCACAAATCGCCTACATTAAAATCACCTTTCCCGACAACAACTTTCCAACCATTGACAGTTGCGACTTCAATTCGATCAGCACCTTCAATTGGTTGAATGTTCATAATTTTCTGAATACTTGATAATTTTCTCATACTTATACCCTTGTTGTATAGCTTTTATAGGAACGGACAGGGGAATTCTTATAACACCTTTTACCATATTTAATGTTGACATTGACACCACGTCTTTCCTGTGCCCGAAGGTAGGTAATCATATCATAATCTTCTTCGAGATAGACAGATTGACCACGTTGATACGAGTAGGGGGTAATGTCATCAGCAATACCAAGTTCATCAAGTTCTTTACGTTTTACCGACAACCAACCATGTGACCAATCATTCAATTTGGTTTTTGTGACTTCTTTCATAATCAATCCTCTCCGCTAAATGCCAACGATAAATATAGTATAGGTCAATCTTCGTGGTATGTCAAGAAAATTATAAATACAAATATCAAAAAGGAGGAATATCACATGAAAAACATTGATTCTATCGTGGAGCAATACCTATGTGAATCCACTACAGAAGTTTTCGATGTATTGGGTCATATATCCAGAACAAAGAAAGTAAAAGGGGTGAGACAATCAAATCAAACCATTTTAATTGACAAGAACCTTTTACCCGATTCTGATAGCATTACCCTTGAGGATAAAAGAGGTCATAGATATACTCGTGATATATCATTGGAAAAATATAGTGACAATAAATATGTTTATGTGATGATATAAAGGAGAAAATAAATGGATATTGTAAGCAAAATAACAAAGTATATTAATGAAGCCAAAAGTGATTATGAATTGTATCATGACACGTATACCTCTGCTGCTGACGAGGCTCTTGCTTTGGCAAAAAGAATGGGATATGAGACTGATGATTCTGAGACATTTGATATTATAGGAACAGGACCAAAGAAACCTTCAAAAGGTAAAACTGTTAAATTGAGCATTCCGCTATACAAAGGTGGTAAAAAGCAACGAAAAGCTCTTCATTTTCAGGTTTATAACAGAGATACGGACAGAAATACTTACGAACTTAATGCTTACATATCATAGGAGGATTATAAATGAATAATATAAATTATATCACAGAGAAATATATTGGTGAAAAAGACATAAATGATTATCATCAAATAGAAAGTGCATTAATTAAATGGAATGAGTTTGATGAATATTTTAGATATGTTTCTGTTAGGGTGACTGATAAAGAATTAAAGAAGAAGATAATGAAAATAGAAACAGAAATGAGAAAATTAGAAAAACAGTTGAGAGATTTAGTCTAATAATAAGTAAGACAAAACCTCATCACTTGTTCATAAATGATGAGGTTTTGTTAGTATTAATGTATGAACAGTAGTTGTAGTTATCGAATTTTATAGGTGCTACCTAATAACGAAAGAGCGAATTTCATACATCGACACTTCTACAACTACTATTCATTTAAATTATGGTGTGCTATTACGCCAAAAGGGGATTCAGCCTTACCATTTCTGGGGTGCCGTTTCACTTTACCACGTGGACTCATGTGCCGCTAGGACTTATGGGAGCCACCCAAATACCGTTTCATTTGATTTAGCGAGATCAAACTTTTGGTTCGTCCGTTCAGTTGGTCATTGGATGCCCTTCCTACCAACCTAATTGCCACAACATCATGCGCTTGCCCTACTCTTTAAATGATGGCTGCTTCTAAGCCAACATCCCATAATTTCTCAACCACTATGTATATGATACTATAAACGATTATTCAAGTCAACTTTTAACGTATCGATTAAATTAATAAATTCAGTTTTTATATTGTACATTCTCCACAGAAGCTATTAATTTTTCTAAGGCTTTTATTTCATTTTTATAATTATCTATCATGGCTTGTTTAAGCGTCACAAAAGCCTCTTGATCAGGCATATCTTGTGGATGATCGTAGAAACCGCAAGGATTCGGTTTGGTCTCAATTTCCTCTCGATCCCCCGGTACATTCTGAAAATGTGCATACATGGTACCATCAATACGTTTCTTAAATTCCACAGTTTTATAGAACATTTTAGAATCCCTTCATCGTTTATACATATATCATATCCTAATACAAAGAAAAAGTCAACATCTGTTTTTTTCAATCTTTAATCGTTAAAAAATGATAACGAACAATCATCGTCTTCTCTAGGATCATACTCTTTCCAATCACTGCATAGTTTATCATATTCTATAACCCTTTCATCTAATGTTTTTGGATGATTCTTCCAATATTTGATGTGAGGTTCCGCTTCCCGATAAATCGCGGATCTTATGTGACACCGGATTTTTGCTTCTTCATATTTCATATAATTTATCTCGCAACAATTTTTTGAAGTTCTTTTTTCAGCCGTTTATGGAAATCATCTTCACCATCATCACCAGATACCAACCAGTCAACACGTTGAACATAAACTTCAGCAATTTTTAAGTAGTCTACTGCTTTACGAAATTCTTCAAGAGTTTCTTCTGAAAATCCATAAGAATATCCATACTCATTTTCAACATTATTATGAGCAATAATTTCTTCAATACTTTGTGCTATATCATGAAGACGGTATTGTTGATAATCAAAATGTCCACCACTCATTTTATCTCTCCTTCAAGAATTCGTAAATTTTATCTGCAAATACGCTAGGATTAATCATTTCTTCGTCAAGCCATGAACTATAGTTACCTGTGATAGTTTCAATTTGTTCACAAGCAAATTCATTCCACCAGTCTTTTTTGACTGAGAACTCCCACAGTTTACCGAAACTATCCCATGTGGAAAAATCAAGGTTTCTTGTAATACATACATCATATTCGTGAATAGAATTCCATCCAGCACCACATGAACATTTATGTTTGTAACGAGTCTCGGATATACCTTCAAGCTCAAACACGTATGGAGAATGTGTTACTTCATGATATTTTAATCCCATTAACTCTGATAAGAATTTATTTCTCATATTCAACACTTTTTATTTCACTTTATAATTTAGCATAGTTAAGACTTTTGCTGAATCTTCGGTATTCATACAAATTTCACCAACATTATCAAGTGATTCAATACAGATATTTTGAACTTCTCTGATGACATCCCTCAAATCATTCTCTTTTTTGAATAGATGTTTTGCTGTAGACATAATCAAATGATAATCATAACTATCACGAAAGTCTTTCTGAACAACAAAATAATCAGACTGTTTATTGTACGATTCGTTGGCGTCTTCACAAATTTTTACAAAATCATCATCAGTTAAATTCATATATCCTCACTCCATGCTCCACAGCAACATTCATTATCATTATGAGCATGACATAGACAAACTCTATGCAAGTGTCCTGTTTCCTTATTTAATGAATATCCAACAGACCCAAATTCACCTTGTAAGACCAAAATAGGATATCTTGGGTCTTCTGCTGTTATATAATAAGTTATTCCGTATTCACTATTCACTTATTTGTTCTCGTTGATTGTGAACATATCATAACACCATGAATTTACAAATACAGTACAATCAAGTTCATCATCATCAAATACGACAATAGGAAATCTCTCACTCACAGCATCAATAAATCGATCTTGTAGAATTTCATCACTTGGTCTTTCGCCGTTGATCTCAATCTCTACTTCAAGAGCAAATTTGAGTGTATATTTCTGTTTCATTTATAATGATTCCTTTGATTTATATGATTATCACATGATTCACATGGTTGTATCCATGATTCACATGCACAATCAGTACAATTATGTTTAGATAACATTGTATTTCTACAATCTTTACATAATCCCTCGGTCATAACAGTATCATCACATTCAGGACATATCACAAAATCCTCACATATTGACCAAGTTTCTCCTTGAAGCAGTGCTGACACATATCTAGTTGGTACTCGTATCCATCACCCCAAACAGAGCCATATCCACCGACATCTGAGATTGAGATTGATTCTTGTTCTTCGAGTGGTGTGTTTATGATATCCATTCCACAGATATCACAGTTCAACTCGGATAACATTCGAGTTTCCATAATTTCAATTTTATACTTACGCACAATTATTATCTCCTACCAGATAATTTCTGTAAGTTCAATTTCTTCTTTACAATAGGGACAACTCAACTCACAACCAATTAGATCATCCCATGCATTATAAAAAATTGGTGTAAGGATATCACCTGCATTGTCTTGGTCAAAAGCATCGAATGTTTCTTCACATTTCGGACAATCAACATTCAATGATGCTTGTAGAGTTGCTGATACTTTAAAATTACTCATTTGTTTTATATCCTGTCCCCAAACAATGAATACATACATTTTCACGCAGACCGGAACTCCTGTTTCGCAATAAACATCTCAAGTCTGATATAAAATATTCTTTCCTATATCTACCACGAAAATCTTTATTATTTTCCCATGAATGATCCACAAGATCAACTATTTCATCTATATCATTGTCTGATAATTTATTCATCACTCACCTATCCATATTATCAAGAATTCGTTTTAACAATCTTGTTCTTCATAAATCATATTCATAATTTCACTATATGCTTCTAATACATTTCTTCTTGCTAGTTTTACATTTAATTCATAGTCATTTTTAAATGGGTGATTTTCCTCTTCATTGGGTGGAAGGTGACTTAATGCATAATTTAAAAGAAAATACACTTTCTTTATCCTACTATTATAGTCTTCGTTCATTTTATTATCCTTTCACCTATCCATATTATCAAGAATTTGTTTCGATGTCAAGGGTTCATCAACTTGTTCAATACCAATTAGTTCTTTGAGAGTTTTTTTCTTACACCCACCAAGACCATCCATATTATGACCAATCTCGAATGTATGCCAGACATCCCAAATCTTCATACAGAGATCTTGTTTTTCTTTGTCAAGCTGCCACAGAACATTAACATATTGACTTTTTAGACGTTCAACATACAGACCATTGTTGACCATTTCTTCATTATATGGCATAAGAGTTTTATTGATTAAAATGAGGATAGTTGCGTTAACCGCGATTTCCTCGGTGAATTCGTTTCGGATAATACTGAAAATTTCTTGATTTTTCATACTTTATTATACTCCATCATACGACCCTCTTGATAAATGATTCTTTCCCATATTGATTGAACTCAAGCCAAAGACCACGTTCAGGTTTAACACCCTTCATGGAGTTACCCCAACAAGGTGACCAGTACACTTTAATTTCAGATTCCCTGAAGCTATACCCAAGGTACTCTTCGATAACCCTACAGGCATCAGCGCGGGAATAGGCGCATACGTTGGCGTGTACATCCCCCTATGAGCTTTGAATAGGTCGGCATCCGTTTGGTCTTTCGGTTGCGGAATGAAGCGACCATTCCATACTTTAAGTTGTTTTGCCATGATGTTTCTCCTTGGTTTATGTAAAATTTCTTGATTTTTCATACTTTATTACACCCTTCTATTCCAAGGTTTTAATGCTCTCATGAACAATCGACCCATCAGTCGAACACCACCTTTTGACCAATATCCAGGCAGACTGACTTGTTTACCTGTAAGGTCACAGTCTCCGCATTGAACAGCATAGGTACCACCCGATACGATACCGAAATAAGACACACCACCACAACAAGGACAATTCTTAACACCTTTATAGATTCGTTTGTAGTAGTCCATTATTTTCCACCTTTGCGAGGTTCTTGTTTTTGGAAGAACAACAGGGTCACGAAAAAGGCGAAAGTGCCAATCGCCCAACCACCAAAGAAGAACATAGTCAATGTTTTACCCACATATGCTTTGGCGCCCAACATGAGCAACCATGAGAGTACCGTTCCGAAACAAATCACATTCCACCAAATAGGGGCTTCCCAAAGTTTCATTTCTAACAGTGATTTTTTCATACTTTCTCCAAAAAGAATAGGATTCTGTCAACGACACAACCCTATTCTATCTAATATTCTATTATGAGTCAAGGATTATTTTACTGTCGGATTTCTATTAATTCATCTTTAATTTTACCTTCTAATTTCCCCTCTTTGAAGTTCTATTAGTAATTACTAACTTTCAGACCACTCACGTTGTGACCTTTAAGTTCTTCTGTGATACGAAGACCACCAGAGGTACCAATGCGATCAGCACCCGCTTCGATCATTTCCCTCATGATTTTGAGGTTGTTGACACCCCCGCTTGCTTTGACCTTGTAACGACCACCGCCGATTTCAACCATTTTCCTTACGTCTTCGACCGTTGCTCCTTTTTCCGTAGTTCCGGTACTGGTCTTGATATAGTCAGCATCGCTCATTGCGACGAGTTTGTACAGGGAATTCTTGACCTTCTCATCAAATTCACTAGTCTCAACAATGACTTTCAGAATTGTGTCACCTATGGCGGCTTTGACCATGTTGATTTCTTCGAGTATTTCAGCAAAAAAACCGGACTTGGCAAAACCGATGTTGATAACCATGTCGATTTCGTCAGCGCCGTCTTCGACCGCAACTTTGGCCTCAAAGGCTTTAACCTTGGCTGAATTGGCCCCGAGAGGAAAACCAACAACGGTACAGACTTTAACATCATCATTTTCAAGAAGACCGGCGCACTCTCTGACCCATACGGGGTTAACACAGATAGAATATGCTTCCATTTCAACGGCTTCGTCGCAGTGACGGACAATATCATTAAGATTTGTGGTATTTTTTAGAAGGGTATGGTCAACAACTTTTAGGAAGTTCATTTAGAATCCTTTGGGAATGGGTTATTCTCAAATACAACTACATACTACCATATCCATGGATATAGTCAATACGAATTTTCGTCATCAAAATTAAAATATTCGTATATTTCTAGCCAAATAGCATTATCGATTTCTTCCAAGATGCGATCTTTGTTTGGATTTGAATCATGCTTATGCGCTCTATTATAACCACTTTCCAACCCATATTCAATACATCTGCATAATACTTTTCTAATATCAGGTTTCATCTTAAAAACTCCTTTTAATGATCCAAGTCAAACAAAAATTTAACGTTTGGATATTTTTTTAGAACTCTCAATCCGTCATGGATGACTTTTTCGTAGATACCATACTTATTTGCCAGTCCAGCGCCTAGTTTAGATATGAGAAAGGTTAAATGTGGACATACTTCTATATCTCTCACCAATTTCCTCATTTCTTCTTTGAATACACTTTCATATTCTTTCGGTTTGTAGTATGCATTATTGTCATAAGAAGGTCGCTTTTTTGTGATAAATCCATATGAGTTAGGCTCATCTCGGTGTATAGCTGCATCTTTCTTACCCTTACCTATCATGTTATCCCCGAAAACAAATATGTGATCAGGATGATCTCTCAGATATTCTTGAGTGATCATTTTATCTATACATGATTTATCCATTTAATATCTCGCTTGCCTTTGTTTACATTGCTTTAATTTATCTTTAGCTGCTAGTTTCATTTTCTTTAACTTGGTTAATTCTATAACTTCATTGTAACTTAAATACCCTCTACGCCTCTGCATTTGCTCAATCTGATTGTCAATGATTTTATACTCTTCCATATAACGCCTAAACACAGGATCTTTCCTTACGTGGGATGTTTCATCACCAAAAAGTTTATCATTCACCATAAATTATTCTCCTTTTTATCCAAAAAATGCGTTAAATGCTTGGTTTTGTTCTAATATATGTTCCCTTTTCGCAGGTTCAAGTAACATTCTGAGTTTATTTGTGAGGTACTTTTCGATCATTTGTTTTATATCTGGCTCAACCCCTGCATCTGTGAACTCCTTGGGCCAACGGTCATACATTACACATTTGACTCCATAAGGGTTCTTTTTCACATACACAAGTTTATTCTTGGTATCTTCTTCTATTTTGATGTACTTATCTTCAAGTTCCAATTCTCTCAACAGCTTATGATAAGCGGCAACCGCCTTCACATGATACGGTGTTCCCTTCATAGGTTCACCATCCCTCAACCACTTACCCAACCCTTTGACACCCTTGTTCTCTGATATCTCTTCTGGATAAGTGAACTTTATTTCTGCTTTTGCTTTTTTGTATGTCTCAAATATAACATCATCAGGTGCGTTTCGCAACACCATACTCAATAAATCTTTCAATGCGTCTTTAAATGCTGATGGTGTTTCTGACCTGATAATTTCCATTCCAGTAACATCAATCTTATCACATGGTACACCTTCCTCATTAACAACATGATATCCATACTTTTTCTTCGTAATGAACAATGCTGACTTACAGACAATCTCCTGTTTGAACATGATACTGAACTCTTCTTTGCTCATCCTTGAATTGTATTCACCCACTTGTGTCTCTTCATAAGCACTATCATTAACATATGTCTCTACGTGTTTTGATAATGCCAGGATTGTATCAGAAATTAACTCCTGCTCATAAGCAGTTTTCCAATCCCCACCAACAACCTTGTCCACAAATGCACCCAACTTAATGAAAACGGAGTCCGTATCAATATATGATACCATGTCTTCTATGATGTTGAAATCTGTATCAACTTCTCCTAATCTGTTCAGAAGTTCAAGGGTTTCCTCGTTCTTCCAGACACCATCATGGAACCAACGGTTGACGTAATTTTGTCCTGTAATGATTGCTCTACGTCCACAAGAACAAATCGCCTCTGCGGTATGAATATTAAAGAACCTTGAATAAGGAACACCTGTAACACCATATGCTGAATTGATGACAATCTTTAACGCCCATTGTAATGCATGATATTTATTCGCCTGAATATTGTATTCTTTAATTTTGTCTTCATTCCTCGCTCTTGTTGCTTTACCTTTGAACTCTTTTTTGAGTTTATTGATCTCCTGTCTTTTTGCATAAGTCTGTTGGACAACCTGAGCATATGATCCCTTTTTATTTTGTAAATACATAGATCCTGACGGCGCAACTGCTAATAGCCCCGCTTTTAATGCTCGGTTGAATTTATCTAATTTGTCACCTTTCATTAAAACAACGTCTTCACCCTTCAATAGTTTGAATGTTGGAAACTCACGATTCTTAACAAAATCACATATTGGGGCTTCTGCCCGCGCAACATCCACAATATCCATGTCACCACGTCCTGTAACAGTATCAATCCATCTTCCGTGTATGTCTTTATATCCGATACAACGCCCATAATAGGTCTCTGATGACATATTAAGGGTGATGATAGCTGTAGGGTAGGATGATGCAATATCGAGGTCTATAATCCAGTCATACTGACCTTTTTGAGGTTCTTTGACGAAAGCCGCAGGGAACCATTCTTGGTGTCCACCTTCCATTCTAGGCGCACAAAGGTTATTACGTCTAAAGTGCGTTAACATCAAACCTTCAACCAAATGGGTCGATGCGGTATAGTGTTCCATTTTACAACGACATAATAGAGCAAGTGATTGTGCAAGCAAAATATACCCTAATTTATCTTCAAGCTCCATAATTCTCTGGTTATCAATAATGTTGTACTCGACATACAAATTCCAGTTAGCATTATATAGAGTACGAAGATCGGTGTATTCTGAATAATCCAATTTACCCAATCCTAATTCTTCACGTGCGATTGTATCAAGTTTATAGTTCTCTGGGTTCTTGGTTGTATACCATTTGTATAACGCAAAATAATCAAGAACAGATACACCTGCAATATCAACATACATAGCACCAGATTTATTATCATCCCAACAACGAACGATGCCAATCGGTGACAGTTTTTTATATACATCTGCTTTCGTGCCAAAGAGATTCTTTGATCGATTGACAAGATATGGAAGGTCAAACCCTCCCCTCTCATTAGTTTTGTTATGCGGTGATATATTCCAGCCCGTAACAACATCAGGAGCGTTACGATACCACCAATCAAAGAACTGTGTTAATAGGTCATGTTCATTTTTACAATGAACAAAATCAACATCATATTCACCAGTGTATGGTTTCGTTCCCCAAGACTTGTTAATACCACCCTCTCCAAACTCTCTGACATTAATCAATGGAATTGGATACGCTGCTTGATCGGGTTTAGGAAACCCCTTTTCGGTATGAACCTCAATATCTAATGAGTATATCTTAAGTTTCGGAGGATCAATAGCATCATCAGGGATATTGTGATACCACTCGGATAAGAATTGGATTTCTTTTGGGCTTTCATTTTCATATACATTGGATATGTTATTTTTCTGGTAGTCTACATACTCACTGTATGATTTGAATTCGACCTTTCTTACAGGAATTCCCTCAACAGTTTCAATATGTCCGTGATCGTCAGGCTCGAAGACATACGGAACCCAATCTATTATACGATAGTCATTGGTTCCTGTTGTTTGTTCCCAAAGATATACACGACTACGTTTTGTGTCATAGTGAATATTACGAAAAATAATACACCTTCCCTATATCTATAAAATTTTATACCACCCATGTTACCATAGGGGGATATCATGTAAATTTCGATTTATTTACATACACGCACAAACTATTAATTTCCCCTTTTTTTGGGGTAATCATAGACCTTTGTTTTCTCCATAAAGATAGTCTTAAGCATTTTATCTTCTTTTTTTGTCTTTCCTTTGATATATATGTACTTATGTTTAGGAGGAAATGTAAAATATTTTGCTTCTGATTGCATTTTCTTGGATTGCTGTCTTAATTGTTGTTCTATTTCTTTAGGCATATTATGCCACAGTATTGATTGATCATTGTTCCAGTTTTTCTGCCATTCAATCCCCAATTGTTTAGCATACTGCTTATATGCGCTCCTTGCCCTAAAAAATCGGTCAGATACGAGCCTGCCAGTGAAAGGATTCACATATCTTTTTGTGGTACCAGATTTTTGTCCTATGTAATAGAAATTACATGCTTGATAAATCGTTCCGAGTTCTTTAGCTGTTGGATCGGAGTATGCCGAAAATACACGGTATCTGGTATTAGCAACCATCCAATTAATACACCACATCAACATAGAGGATGCTAAGTTTTTGGGACTCCATGAAATACAGGCACCCCTGCTTATCAGTCTCTCAAGGTTTTTTGTGTTTTCACCAACAACATTAGAAAACGCATTAGGCATATTCATCAATACGACACCTGATAGAATGTCGTTATAATATGCACCAAACCAATGCGTGGTGAATTGTGATAGATTCCCTAACCACTCATGTCTTTTTATAAACTCAATTAATTTTTGTCGTTCTTTTTTATCCTCAACAAAGCGAAATTCAAAATCTGATACTCGTAAGTTATCTGTAATCTCCTTGGTTAATCCGACATCAATTAAGTCTTGTTCCATATTTTTAAGTCTTATATCATACTGCCAGCAATGATTTTTTTCGTAATCGTCCATTCGCTTGAGAATATTAACATGCTCATCCTTTGGAACAATAGACACTTTCTCGATTTCTGGTTCAGGTTGATCGAACACGTCTTCCCATAAACTTGTCATTAAATAACGTCCAACATTACATTATGATTTTTCCAAAGAGATTCAATCAATTCTTTCTCACGCTCACCGTTAAGGGAGTTTTTAATACGCTCATCGGCGGAGGTATCCACGTATAAAACACATGTAAAATCATAATTTGTGTTGTATACCACGGATTGACCAATACATTCACGGACTGATTGACCTGAATGACCTTTTTTGATTTCAACTGCGATACGAATATCATCAAAATCTATAGTGAAGTCTGGGCGATGTTGTACCCCCATGAACATAAAGTTTTTGACTGTTGTATTCGGATCTTCCTCACTTGCAAATCTCACACGTGCCTCTGATACAGCACGGTCATGGTTATAACCCTTATATTCCTCGAACAGTTTTGCAACAGTTCTATTCAAAGGTACTGCCATACGGTTTTGTAGTTCTGATTCGGTCTTTTGTTTGTATTTTACACGGTCAAAAACCTCATCATGTTTTAGTGATTCCATAATCCCATCAAGAATTGCTTTACGTCTGGCTGTTTTTTTCGCGTTCATTTTATAGTCCTTTTTATTAGATTTCTACTACCTTACAAGGGTCAAATTGATCATTTTCAGCACAAAGATAAGTATTATATTCTGATCCCTTTGATAAAAGTTCATCATTTTCGTAATGTTCCCTGAGTGCGTCCTTCGGTGATATAAACTTCTCTGGGTAACCTTGCGGATTGCATACAATACGAGTATACCCTTTATCATCAGAGGGTTCATCGGGTTTACTCCAATTACCCCCAACTTTATAATCAAAAGAATCATGGGTATGACCATGAATCCACAGTTCAGGGCGGTATTCTTGAATAAGGTCTTCCCATGCGTTATAAAAACACACATTCAATGCTGAACCTTGAAATTTAGAGCTAATACTACCCCTGTGAGGAAAGTGGTGAGTGACTATAACCCTTTTCATGTCAGGGAAAGTATCTCTATAGAAGTATAATTTACTGTCAATGAATGTTTTTGATTTCTGACCCCACCACACACCATCACCGTTATCCATAAGATCATATATCATACGGAAGTCGTTTAATCCATACTTTACGGTCATACCAAGAGTACCACCTGAACCATCCCACCATCCGGTAGTACCAACGAAGATGATGCCACCAATAACAATATCACGTTCGATTAAAATGTTTAAATTACCACCGCTTACAGACATTAACTCAGGATCAAGTGTTTTTCTTGAGGTTCCATAAAATTCGTGGTTACCAGCAACAAATATGATCTGTTTATGGCTACAATCCTTTTTGATTTTTTTGAGAACCGATATAATTGAATTGGATGATGCAATATCCCCTGCCAATACTAATACATCAGCAGGGGTATCAACCATCTTGTCATAATTTTTCTGAATTAATCCAAATTCTGCATGGATATCGCTAACTACCTGAATTTTCATACAATTTCCTTATCTGTTTAATACCCGCTTCCATCTTCTGACGGGCAGAGGGGTTTGCGGAGTGAATCATAATGATAGGCGGCTTGAAGTCGTTCAACACAACATTTTCTTCAATCCATAGAATAACATCATAACCCGTACCTATCAATTCATCGTCACCCAAATCATGGTCTAAACTTAAATGTGTAACTAAACCCATTTCAAGGATGCCGATGGTCTGAGTCGGGTCATAGGTACGAAACCACCCATCTGGGGTAACTCTTTCATCATCAAGAAATACTTTCATAATATTCCATTTCCTTTAATTGAGAAGGTGAGCGACCAGACTCTTATGCTGATAAAAGTCAACAAACTTGCCATAGAAAATCTTTGCTGATCTACCGTCTCGTTTTACTACAAGTTTAGAATTAGGATCAAGTTTTTGCGCTTCAACTAATTTTTCTTTATAAAAATTTAAAAATATTATGAACTCCTATTCGCTAGAGACAAATAGACTATATCACAGATGTTTGAAGACTTCAAGACTTTTTTTCACCATATAATACCCTTCCCCCCACTCTTTTAAATAACTAGGGCTTACGGATAAAACACATGGCACAATAACACCTTCTATTTTTGGTTTGATTGTGGTCGCATTCAACTCAACAATACCAGAAAACTGATTCGTTACATGCTCCATTGCCACATTACCCATGATTAACATCTTAGGTTTATCCAAGGCATGTACAAACTCATTTAGCCAAAGTTTACATTTTTCTCGGTGAATTTTTGCGGGTGGCGACGTATGTATTTTTCCTCCACGTTTTGTTGGTTTTGTCATACACTGAGTTGTATATATAACAATAAATTCTTGTTTAGATAATCCAACTTCTTTGAATAATTTCCATAATTTATCCATGTAATCATGTGCATCATGTCGGATAAAATCCAGTAGGAATATATTTTTTGCATACTCCCCGATATATGGTAACGTTTTATCGTTATCACATAAGGGACATTTTCTACACTGATGTATTTTTTCTGTTATATGACGCAATTTCTCCGTCATCAATCCCACCAACTAAACAAGTACTTATTGATTATCTTTGTTACATATTCAAGGTCTTGTTTTTTCATGTAATCACTGTGCATAATCAGTCTACGGCTAGCCTTAATTTCGTATTTCTCGTCGCTTTCGGTTTTGACATTCTCCCTTTCAGACAACATCTGACTACATTCAGTTCCATCATTTAATTTTTTCCATGAAATATTTAAGTTACCCCACTTTTTATTGTGATCCCTGAAAGCATTCTCATGATATTCGTCAGCCTGAATTCTCTTGAGGATCAACACGGCAAGGTGGATATTGTCGGCGTCACGAACATTGTATAGATGGTTACCGTGATTACGGATGAGGTTTTCCATTCTCTCAAGTTTTTTGATGTTCATACTGACCCAATAGTGATAATCCCAATCACGATCATTCCAGATCAAATAGAAATAACTAATGAGATTTCCTACACCATATTTGACCTTATACCATGCAGTGCGTGGATTCCACCACCCCCATTTAAATTTGCGATAACAGTAGTAATATACATTTTCGAAGAAAGTTCCTTCAATCAAGTCCTCAAATTTTTCAACAACATTATCCACAGATTTGCTTAACTTCGTCATCTTCATTTTGTTTTTCCCTTTCAAGGCATATTTGATATTGAGAAAATCCTATGACTCTCCAACCATCTTCGGCTAATTCGTTTAATATTAACTCACATCCCCCAAAATTAGGGGGGTTTTCCACAACTTTATACTCTATCATTCTTTATATCCACTCCTTTAATGAGTTTTTAATCAATGTTTAATTCATGAAATGTCATTATGGTTCTTTTATAGAAAAAGGTACTTTCAGTGTTTTATCGAGTATTTCCTCAAAAATAGCAGATCTTGTTATTCCTTGGATTTTATAAACCAAAACTCCATACACAAAAAATAACACAGACGGCAAGACCATTACATTAAATGATCGCTTAAAACTTAGACTTTTATCATTGTTCATTTGATAATACTTGATTTCAGTGTCATTGTAAACACTTAAATTGTCGGAAACTTTCTGAAAATGAGGTGCGTAAAATTTACATGGACCACACCATGAAGCATAACATTTAACCACTGCAATCCTTTCTTTGTCAAGTATTTCTTTCCATTTTTCGGCATTTAATTCAGTTACCATCAATCACTCCTTATATACTTTTTTATATCATTACATGTGATACATGACCCACAGGTCACCCAATCAAATTTATTATTTTGTTTTGGTGTTCTGCACGACCATGTATAATTTCTTAACTCCTCGGGCAACATATCCCATATATCCTGCTTGGTCATGTCTATAACAGGATAAAGATATTCAGGTTTTTGTTTGGAAGATTCTCCATAAGAAGCATGGAATATCTCTCTAGCTCTCTTAATACGACCTGTCATATTCGAGTGATTCATATCATCATCTGTTTTTGTTCTACCCATAACAATATAGTTGTAGCTTCTTGGTGAGCATCTAGTGATCTGTCCTGCCATAAATGCACATATATCAGAATCCCATATAAAACAATTTGACATAAATTTATATTCATGAACACTTCGTGTAAACTTAAATTTATATCCTTTGTCAATGAACCATTTTTTGATATTCATCGTTGCCTGAAATTCTGCACCACTCCTGTTTTCTATATTAGATAGACCCATAGAATGCACGTGAATATTGTAATCTTTATACTCAGATTGGGTTAACAATGAGTATAAAGCTCCTGTGCTATCCAGTCCACCAGAAAACATACATAAAATATTCATTTAAAACTCCCAAATTATCATTCTACATCCATCTTGTGTCTTGAAATTTAGACTAGAATCTGGAAACACTGTCGGAAAATAAGTGGCATATTTCATACCGGGTAATCTTTTCGTAAAAACTCTTGTTACAAACCGTTTACAGTGAGGTCTAACCACATCAACTAACTCCATCCCTGCAAGATTTATAACACCATCCCCTATAATTGTACTATAAAGCCCCTGTATATCAAACCAGTCGCCATATTCCCCGCGAATCGGATGAAGATCTATTGTTTTTGCGGCAAACCCCATTAATGACTTGGTTTCTCCCAACAATAAAACATTACCCCCCGCGATTCCATGACTAGTTAATTCACTATACAGGGAAATCTCATAACTATTCGGTGACAGTGGCGGTTGTAGATTTTGCCAATGTTCTAAATCTTCTTGAATCTTATACATATAAAATAACCTGTTCCTCTTGTGACGTTTGCAGAGTGGGGTACTCCTGCTGGTATCCAAACTGCAGTTCTACTATTAACTCTTTGATAATCAGACCCTACTAATAGTTCAAATTCCACATCACCTAAAATTATATTCAGTTCATCTTCACCTTCATGTTCATGCACATCACAATAAACATCAAAATTATCATTAGCATTTATCTCATGTACTGCTAGATGGATAGGTAATTTGTCTGTTGTATATCGTTTAATACAATCAGGTATTATATGATTATCTATTAAATTTTCACCAAGTTCTAATGTCTCAATCATCTCTCTTATTCCTATGTGGAAATGGTGTATTAGGAATATCTTTCCCAATGAATGGGCAAAGTTTATCCCAACCATCACCATGTTCTATAACATTCATATATAATACATCTTGTGGTCTGCCTTTGAAGTATTCCGCTATACCTGAGTAATGTTTTTCTTTTACCTTCAACATATGTTCATCTGTAAACTCAAGTTGACCCCATAAACCCATAGTATAAATATCTCTGTAATAAGGAAATCTCCTCTTTTCTTGCTGCGCTCTGTTTGAGGAAATCCATTCTTTTTCGTCTTCTCTGGTTGTAACAATAAATTTTGAATTAGGGAACATAGCACCCCATTTTCTGTAATCATACATAAATGGACAATCGCACCCAAAATCTATCTTGACTCGCCCCATTCTCAACATACTAACATTGTTTGGATGGGGATATTGCCAGCCTTCAAGACCCAACTCCCTCATGGCATGAGATAGTGATGTTAACCCTGTTTTATGTATGCCTATAACAAATATCATTCTCTCCTTCTTCTCCCTTGATGTTGCTGCGATTCTGGTTGAGGGGATATCATCCTATCATCTCCAGAAATATCTACGTCTTGCATCCATTGTTCCATTTCAGACGAACAATACATTTTCATTGAACGAGCATCATAATAAAATTTGTCCATTTCACCTACTCTACCCCCAAGACGGTTTTTGACTATTTTATAATGAACCTCGTTGTTGTATACCATATGTTCGTCATTAGAACCCATAATCATCATAAAATCAGCAGTAGCAGGAACACCCATTGACTCAGCAATGCTATTCATATCAACATCATCAAAATTCATAAAAGTACCAGCACGATTTAACTGACTTACTGAAATCATTGGGATATCAAACTCAAATCCCATGGCGCGAGTTTCTTCTGCAATACTTTTAACTGAACTGTAGGTATTATCTGATTTACCGACTTCGGTAGATGCCATAAGATTAAGATAGTCAAAGAAAAACCCGTCTAATTGAACACCCCTCATCTTCAATTCACGAACCCATTTCCTGAAATCATTCACTGACGCTTTACCTGTAGGAAACGCTTTAATATGAAGATCGCCTCGACCCGGTAAATCTTTAATTTCACGCAATCTTCCAACCAATCTTTGCTTCAATCTACGGTTGAAATAAAATCTATTTATATCTAATAATGAATAAATACCATCGAATCGTTGAGCAAACATATCCTCGGACATTTCAAGTGAGGCAAGAGCAATGTTTTTGCCATTTAAAACCTGTCGGGCTATCATATTCGCCATAACATTTGATTTAAATCCGTGGATTTTAGCAACAAACACACTTAGCGTTTTAGGCGGGAAACCCCCATTAATAAACTCATCAAATACCGGAAAATAGGTCTTAAGTCGTTGGTTTTCATCCGTAAACATTCGTGTTAGTCGTGGACCTATATCCCTGAAATAGTTTAGTCCGATATCAATATTTATTGATCGACATAATGCTTCTTCGACCATTTTCCTGATATCGTGAGTATCTCCACGACTATCAATGACATCAACCGATTTTCTAATCGCATCCTTAATTGCTTTGTCTTTTAGATATAGATCAGTCTGTGTCATTAACCAATCACGGTTTTGTGGAATATTTATGTCAGTGTTATTAGTGTGATTCAGGTATGTTTCAAGAGAACTTCTTGAATCCAAGGGAATACTGTTTATGACAATACTACGAGTAGGAATCTCATTATATTCCGCGAAATAGCTTTTTGTGAAAGTGAACAAAGACTTCACATCAGGAGAGTCGAAGTAATTTTCTTCAAAAACATTAGTGATGGTTGCAACAAAGTCTTTGTCTTCCATCAAAGCTTTAGCTATAACCATTTCGAGATATTGGGGATCTGTTGTTAATTCTGACAAAGCGTTTACTCCACAGTTTTTTAGCATACTATCACACAAAAGCAGCTATGTCATCTTACAGGTTCATAACTTTTATAACCTCTATACCCCAAAAATTTTTCATTTTATTTCACTACTTTATATTTACTATTTATACTAAATATGGTACATTGTGTCAATGACAATGGAATAGTTCTTATGGAATTTTTGGAAGTAACCCCGGCTACACTGATCAAATGAAATCTTGATGTTTACGTCCATTTCAAAAAAAAAAATAAAGGATTTGTTTATTATATGACAGATTACACTCACATGTTAAGTGTTTATAACGAGGAAACTAAAGCAGTCCTCAATAAAATACGTGAAGAATTGAACGAGGATAGTATATTTAAAAAGTTGGAAGAGGAATATAATGTATATGATCTTCTTACTTTTAATGAATTTAATATTCAAGAAAGATTACAACGTCTATCGTTCCACATGAAAGACTTTCGCCTCAAATTTTTGCAAGAACAGTCCAAGTTATCTACCGTCGAAGACCGTTTGGCACAGATGATCGGTGATAAATATATATCATTGAAAGACGGTGCGGTCACTTTAACAAAAACTGAAATAGAACGATATTATTTACCTAAAGATCCTGATCTGATAAAATTAAAAGGTTTGGTCAGAAAGCAGGAAATGAGGGTTAAATATTTCGAGACTATTTGGCAAGCAATGGATAAATTACAATGGAATATGAAATTATTCTGTGAGAACGGTAAAGGCGGTTATTGATTAGTGGTTAATTTAGAATTACATGATCCTCTTCATATCAGAATCGATACAGAAAATTGGACATATCTCACCGAAGTAAAAGAATATTTCCGTCATTACGTTGACGGTTATAAGTTTATGTTACAATATAAGTGCGGAAGCTGGGATGGTAAAGTTGGTCTTATGGACTCCGTGAAGAGGACTATACCTTATGGTCTACTATTAGAGTTAATTAAGTATCATAAGAAAGAATGGTCAGAATTACCTTATACACTTTCATCCGAAGTAAAGTCTTTATTTGTCGGAATCAAACCCGAATATCACAAAAACTTAAAATTTCAACCATATAACTATCAAGATGATTGTATCTCTGCGTGTCTTAAGACAGGTAAAGGCATCATCAGGTCTGCAACGGCCAGTGGTAAAAGTTTAATGATATCATATGTTGTTAAAGCACTACAAGAAAAGAATTTAACAAAAAACGGTATAATTATTGTGCCTTCTGTTGGTCTGGTCACTCAGTTCTATGGTGATATGAAAGAATATGGAGTGGATATGTCTACTGTTGGGCGTGTTGGTGATAAGTGGAAGGAATGGAACAACCCTTTAATTATCAGTACTTGGCAGTCACTAAACAATGTAAAACACTATATGGAACATATGGATATGGTTATTGTGGATGAGTGTGTTGATGGCGATACTCTCATAAAAACCGACAATGGCTATAAAAAGATAAAAGATTTGGTTATAGGGGACATCGTTATTTCGTATAACACCGAAACTAATGAATATGAACAAGATATAATTGAAGATGTATACGAAAACATGACTATATCATCTAACGAGAGAATGTATGAGTTAGAATTTGATGGTGGTGAAATATTAAGAGTTACAGGTAATCATAAAATACTTACCGATAAAGGTTATATCAGGGCAGATGAGTTAACTTGTGAACATGATGTTATAGGGTTTGAATAAAAAAATATAAATACCTATAAGTTCACATCACAAGAGGGTATGTATTATGAGAAACAACGAAATATCAAGACATAACAACCATAGAAACAAACTAAACGATGTATTAGAAAAAAATAATCAATTACTCAGAGTAAAGAACTACAGCCCAACGAAATCTGTATTGTCTAATGGTCTTGTTATTGAAAGAAGAAACGATGTAATTACTCTTAACAGAAGAATATTAAAATCGCCATATGTAACCATGTTTGATTTATTATATAACATAGACTCTAATATAAGGGAAAAATATTATAGACAAATGAAGCATGATATTGCAAAAAAGGGCGGTCTTGGTTGTCAGGACAAACATGGTGATAAGATACGTAACAACTTAAACACTGGTAACCCTTGGAATAAAGACATACAAACAGGATTATCTCCTTGGAATAAAGGACTAACAAAAGAAGATGATGACCGTTTGTTAAAACTTTCTTGTGATAGGATGGGTGAAGGCAACCCTTCATTTGGTGTTATACCTACAAAAGAGCAAAGATATAAACAATCTGTTTCTGTTAAAAAGTTGATTATGAATGGAGATTTTACACCAAATATTCATAATTCACATACACATTGGCAAGTATATTATAACAATAAAAAATATAGATCGTCATGGGAAGCATTCTTTCACCACTTCAATCAAGATTATGAATACGAAACCTTGAGAATACCGTATAATATTGAAGGCAAAGATAAGATATATATCGTGGATTTTGTTAATCATAACACAAAACACATTGTAGAACTAAAACCAATGTGTAGAGTTAATGGGAAGGTAGAACGTACCAAAGAAGAGTGTTTGTCTGAATGGTGTTATCTTAACGGATACACTTATGACATTTTAACAGAAGAATATATAACAGATAACATTCATCGTCTCGCTGATGGTGTGTTTGATGAAGAAACCACAAGGAAATTAAATGCGACTCGTAAAAAGAACTGAAATTGAAAAACCTGATAAGGTATACAATCTCCATGTAAAAAATAATAACAATTATATCGCCAATGATATAGTTGTATCCAATTGTCATGGCTGCAAAGCAATCGTATTAAATGAATTGTTACAAATGTGTCCTAATGCAAGATGGAGATTTGGTTTTACTGGTACAATGCCCTCTCAACAGTTGGATTGTCTACAAGTTCAATCCTATCTCGGTCCGGTATTACGTGAATATGGTGCCTCAAGATTAGCCAAGATGGGTTACGTTGCAGAAGCATTCATTAAAATGGTTCATATTGAATATAAAGTACCACCGAGAAGTAGTCATACAGGAAAAAAGGATATATGCTCTGATAATTCACATCGCCAAGGTCTAGCTAATTATAACGAAATAAAGGATATATGTTTTAATAATTCATATCGTCAGGGTCTAATCAAGGACATCATTAAGAATTCGGACGGTAATGTGTTGATTCTTGTAGGTAAGGTGTCGGATGAGGGTGAAACATTAAAGACGGTTTTAGAGGAAGATGAGACCCTTAAAGATCATGAAATAAAGTTCTTAAGTGGTAAAGATTCTGCTACAAAAAGAGAAAGATGGCGTAAATGTATGGATGATCAGGGTGAAAAGGTGATTAAACTTTTTTTCGGTGAAACTGAGATACAAATTAGTCCTGATGAAAATATTCCTCTCACGGATGGCAGTTTCAAGAAAGCATCAGAAATCACCATTGATGATGATATTGCTGACGATTGGATTACAAGTAATATTAGTAAAGATTGATTACGAATATAAGGTGTGACACATAATAAATGATGACACAAAAACAGACAAAAGAAAAACTAGACAAACATTACACAAATGTTGATGTTTCGAAGAAATTGGTGAGCCTTATAAATCAGGATGATTATGACCACATAATAGAACCCTCTGCTGGTGATGGTTCTATATGTAATTTTATAGATGCATCAAAGCTAATTGCCTTAGATATCGCACCCGAAAATGATGATGTTATAAAAAAAATGGACTTCTTTGATTTTGATATGCGCCCCAAAGATGGTCAGAAAATTCTAACCATCGGCAATCCGCCATTTGGATTCAGAGCGCAATTGGCTATCGAATTCTTTAATCATGCAGCAAAGTATAGTGATACTATAGCATTTATACTACCAAGATCGTTTAAAAAAGCATATATAATTAACCAGCTTGACACAAGATTTCACTTGGATCAGCAATTGAATGTTGATATTGGATCATTTGTATCAGGTACAAACGCTAGATGTTGTATTCAGGTCTGGAAAAAAGATTTTTTTCCTAGAAAGAAAATAATATTACCAAAACATTCATCTGATTTCCAAGTCATACCACAGGGGAATAAATTTGATATAAACAACACTAACTATGCTATTCGTAGAACAGGATACAGCAATCGTGTAGGTGAGTTAATTGAATCTAGCTATGCAACCCCAATAACACAATTTATATTCTTAAAAGTTGACAGTGATATTATTGTTTCAAAGTTAAAAAAACTAAATCATTTATTGTATAAATATTCGTATGATACAACTGCAATAAGCCCCACGTTTACAATAGGGGAATTTATACAATTATACGAGGATAATAAAGATAACTTATGAAATTCGAACAATATTTACTTGAGGGTGGGAAGTCTGGTGCCGAACGGTACAATACCGAATTAGCATGTCTTCTAGCATATACTACAAAGACTCAGAATTTAAAAGGATTTGATCCTACCAGTCTTGAGTTTGACCCTAGTTTATGGTGGGATTCCAATAAATTGGAAAATCCTGATCACGTTTATTCAGAAATACTTAAATTTCTTCCTATAAACTATAACGCTAACGTATTCAATACATATTATGAAATATCAAAGTCCAGAAAAAAATTAGTCACAGGTAAAGTCGGATCAATACCAAAATTATTTTGGGTGGGCGGTACAAATGCCAAGGGTGATGATAGTAATCCAGCTGACGTTGAATTTGTTGGTTCTTCTGCGTTCGGCATTTCGATTAAAGGGAAGCAAGGTATCACATTATCTAATTTGTCACCCTCACATCTTGGTATAGAAAACCCCAAAGGAGTTGATAGTATAAAATTTTATTGTGATAAAGTTAGTACGGGATTATATGATAAATGGAAGACTGTGGTTATGAAGTCAACTCTAGCAAAAGCCAAGAGTATGAAGGGAGAAATTTATGTTCCCGATAAAAGGTCACCACACTATAATATCAGATATAATACGGATAATTCATATACTGTTGTTGCTAAAAACAAAAGTAAAGATTACACAGAAAGTGGATTGCTAGCCGAAGTTGGGCATAATATTGAATTACATTCTGTGTTTGGGGCACATTTAACAGCAAATACCCAAGAATTCAGCACATTATCAAAGCAGGTATTTGAAGCGGCTGCTAATGGTGTTTTGCCTCTAATATCTAATGCATTAACAAACACACATGTTATAGAAAAATTGCTAAACTTTTCCGTTAAACCATATTTTTATCAGTCACAGAAGAGTCTATATTATGTTCCTTCAAGATCAGAACTGACAAACAACCCCTTAGAAATTAAAGATATTTCATATAATATTACTGATAAAAAAGCTACTGGTTTTGTATTGAAAGTGAAGATCGGAAGAAAAGGATCTAAGGAAACCTCAACTATGGATTTGTGGTTGAGATACGCAAATAGAGTATTTGGTGCAAATGCCACGGTTCGTTTACAAGAACTAAAAAGTCCACAAAATATAGCTTGGGAAAAGCTAGCATAACAGGAGATACGTGACGCATGAAACCAACAGAAGTAAAGGAGGATTTCGTGGCAAAGAAAATAGTTCTTATCGCCACTTACGGGATTTTCCAGCAGGGAATAAACATTAAATCACTGAGACACTTAATACTTGCATCACCATTTAAAAGTAAGATAAGAATCTTACAGAGTATAGGACGAACCTTGAGACTTCATGCAGATAAAGATAATGGTGCAATTGTTTGGGATATTTGCGATACAGAGAAGAATCTAACCAAAAACTCAGAGACTAGACTCAAATATTACAACATTGAAGGTTTTGATGTGACAGAATACAATATCATAGAAGGTCAGAGGTATAAAGAAACCCTGTTCGATTGATAACAGGGTTTTATTTTATTAAACGGAAAGCTTGTTTTCCACCATCTTTGGTTAATTTAAATTCCATGCCCAAAGTATCAGCAATATCCACTAAAATTAGAGTAAAATCTTCATTTTTTTGGTATGTTACAATAGTTTCAGCCTCAGAATTGGTCACAATCGCCTGAACACCTAAACTCTTAATACTTATCTTTGTGTTCTTGCCTTTTATGATAGCTTGTGCTAATAATTTCCTGTCATTCGCATCAGCAACCACCTCATTAACCATCTCTTCGGGTTCCCCTAAGTAATTGTTAATTTTCTCCATTATGTCTAAATCGCCAATATGTTTCATAGGCACTTCTCTCCAATGATCATTTGTTTCGGGTTTTTCATTCTTAATTTCACTTTCAGTTCCACCCTTAGATAATTCTATTTTTGAAGGATCATCATCACTGATCTTTGCTGTTTGATTAGTACCGCTATCATCTTGATCCCCTGAACGCTTATCCCATTTATCAGTCTGCATCTTAAGTTTCTCTTTTTGGGCATGTTTAAACAACCTTTTCCCTAATAATTCTCTTAAACCTAAGAGTGTCGTTGAATACCCTTTTATTGATCCCATACCAGATGAATTTTCAAATTCATCATAATTCCACCCTTGACCTAGATCCTCGGCTGGTACATACTTTATGGTTTTACCTGTTAATCGATTATTTACAACAACAGGCACCATTTTATCACCAAACACAGTCGTACCAGTAGGAAGATCATCATCACCTGTAATACCAGATCCATCACCGGGATTAGTATATCCACCGGAAGATAGAGTTGTCGCCTCATTTAATTTATCGTAGAACTTTTTCATCACGTAAACCACGCTTTTGTTCTATTTTGAATAAACTTCATATCATATTCTTCCATATCCGTAAGGTATTTTCCACCCATCTCTTTTAAAGTATTTATAATTTCTTGCCCATGTGGGTTTTTCACTGGTCCCCCAAAAAATGGAAGTGTTTTTGAGTATAGATTTTGTACCACTTCATCAGTTAATTGTCCAGTATTATTGTCAACCTCTAAGAACCATTGAAAACGAGTCATATAGAATGATTTCATCTTCTGAATTTTTTCGTAAGTTTCTTTTAACCAAGGGATATCAACATGTCTACCGCCATGGGCTTCGCGCTCCTGTGCCCTCTTAACTGCTTCGTCAAGGTCAGTATTGACCCATATCATACCAGTATCGTATCCCATCCCTGACAAAAGACCTTCTCTTGTCATGAGATTGTTTCTATTACCAGAAGTTCCGTCAATCCAAAGAGGTAACATAGAATTTAAATATAACAATAATTGATTATTATTAAGAAGTTTTATCTTCTCACTAAAACCATTCCACCCCCCGAAGAATTCTGTGAATTTATCGGTATTTACGACTCTGGGTTCATACCCACCTGACAATTTTTTTCTTACAAACGACTTTCCTGATCCCGGCGAACCTGCCATGAATATGGCCTTGAAAATACCCTTATCGTTAATGCTTTCGGTTATATACTGCTCAAGCCTCATTAATTTCATATCTCCACTATTCTTAAATGTTCGCCTTCTATAACAACTTCTCGTTGATATGGATCATTTACTCCACTCGGTTTCTTGTGTCTCGGAAAGAACGTAAGTAATATCAAATCCTTAACATCATCTATCTTTGCTATAAAAGCTTGTCCTAATGTTTTAGACCAAAAAACAATTTTTTCCCCTATCTTTACGGATTTACTTTCAATCTTCTTAATAGCATTTTTGAACATTGTCAACATTTGAAAGTCCGTAATATCACTACGTTGTTTGATGCGTTGCTTACCATGCTCGGTATTAACTACCTTATGACCTTTCCATGAAAAAACGATACGTTTATTTAAGTCAAAATCACCATCACCTTCGTTTATGTATCGTTCAAATCTCATTATTCTTCATAACCCAGCTTTATAGCTAAAAGACCTTGTTTTGATTTGGGAACTTTTAACTGTTTGATAGCAAGCTGTTTTGCTCCATATAAATCTGTTGCTTGATCTTTGGTAATTTCAATGCGCTTACCACCATACATAGCAACCCATCCAGCAAAATCTCCTTTTGCCATCTCATCCAGTTTATCATTAATTCGATCTAATATGTTATTCATCACCATCTCCATCGCTTTTCTTTGTTGATATCTGCTGTATAGAAATTATATTTTCTACCATTAAGAGCATCTTCTAGTTCATGTCGAGTCGCACCGGCAAAACTAGCAACTCTGACAAGAAACCCCATTTCATCTTTGTCTTTTGATTTTTCCAATCTACTCACTCAAAGCTTCTACTCTGGACATCGGAGTTTTATTCCCCGAATAAATATTAGCATCTATTATATATCTTTCAACTAATAAATCAATGTCTATCATTATTTATCTCCTTGGTTTGTTTGTCATAACACTCCAATGACCCCAACAAACTTTTATTATAGGATTTCATTTTTTCTACATTTCCTACAAGAATATTTATATTAAAAGCACTTCCTATATGACTAGAATTATCAAGCTTTGTATATTCTGGTACTTTTGGTATAGGACATTTATTATATACGTAAATATATGATATTTTTGTAACAATTTCAGGTTCAGGTTTGGAAAACCAACCACATCCATTAATCCCCAAAAATAATGTTAATACGATGAACAGCTTCGGAACTTTTAACATCATTGACCACCTTACCCTGAGAGGGGACAACAGGGGTTTCGTCTTCATTAGTGAAACAGATTTTGTTATCATATAAATTTTGCCAATAAGCAACTTCATCGTAACATTTGGTTATCTGTTCTCTTAGAGCATCATTACTTGCAACCCAAGCATCAGACTGACCATTACAAACGTTGATAGCTTCTTGTAGTGTAGATTTACTGGTTTTACAAGTAGAATAATTTAATTCTATTTTTGCGATTTTAGTGCCCAATTCCGCAATTTTAACATCCTGTCTAGCGTTATTAATGTATAATGTTCCGCATAACAAAAGCAACACAATTATGGCGACCACTGTTGGTCTTTTAATTATAGTCAGTATTGTTGTCCACATATTAACTCCTTAGATTCTTGGAGATCTATCATTATAAGGATCACTATAATTTTTTGCATCTGGTCCCGCAGAAAGATCTGACCTATTAAACCATGATGCTTTTTTCATGAGATTATAGGTAGCTGTAATGTAAAGCATTTGTAAATGTGATGCTTGAATATCACCCGTTCCTGCTATCCAGATCCAAATTGCTATACCAAACACGATCCAGAACGAGATTCTACCTAAAGATGCTCGTTTATATTCACCTTTATCATTTCTCTCGGATAGTAAAGGAATGAAGAACTCCCATATTTTTTTAATGACACTCATAGTAACCTCCATTAAGCATATATATATTTATATAAAAAAGGAGTACTAACCTTTAAGTTAATACTCCAATTACATCGGAGGATTTTTATATTCTTGAGTCTTATCTATGAAATCATCTACAACAACTTAAAATAATCAAATTTATCATCAAATTCGTAATCTTCGTCCTCATCCTCGTCTTCTTCAAATTCTTCTTCAAAGTCTACCGAAGACCAGCCATCCTCTTGATCCAAAAAGCCTTTATCCGAATTCTCTTTTACTTTTTTACGAATAATTTTAAGTTCATTGACAGCTGATCCATCTCTAATCATCTCATCAACATCTTCTTCTTCATAATAGAAAAGAAGTTCATCACGAATATCTAGTTTGGTCATTTTTTCGGGATATTCATATTCAAGTTCTTCAAGATCAAGAAAATCATTGTTTTCGGTATCATAACCAGTGAAATTATTCAAAAAGCTTCGACCTATAATACCTCTACAGCTACTAATTGAAGAATGAGAAATTATTTTCTCTGAAAGTTCGGACTCAAATTCACTTTCATCAAAAAGTTGGGGGTATTTTACTGAAAACTCAATGTTTTCGGCAAGAATGTAAGAATTACAAAGAGTTTTAACCCTGACTTGCGCTTTGATTTCACGACCTGCAGCAGTAGAGACCACAATTGATACGTCATGATTTTGGTTGATATAAGCATCATCTGTCCCTGAGAAGAATGCTCCCATGGTATTATGACTATGGATAACACCAATTATAACTTTATTATCAGCCAAGGATTCCCAATTATATTCAACGTTATAAACGCTAGTGCCGGTAACCTTTTGAGAATCAGGAATAACCAAGTCAGTAACAGATACTTTATGATTATCGTGGTCAACAGATCCAACCAAGTACGCCAACCATTCCAAATTAGGATAAACTTTCTTTAATTTTTCAATTTTTTTATGTGCAAGAAGGTGAAATTCGATGTGATACTTAGACACATTTATATGACCGCAAGTTTTGATGATCTTAATACCCGAATCCCAACAATTGAATTTAGATTCTTTTACGTTAAATGCCCCGCCCTTATCATGGAGTTTGATCAGATCATCAAAGTCTTTATCTGAAATAAGTTCAAGTGCTTTATTTTCTTTAATACCAAACATATAAAATCCCTTCTTATGCTTTTTTAGTTTTTTTTTAATTTTCTTTTCTTCCCCATAATACCTCACAATTTATTATCGATATATTTCTGATAAATCGCAACCCATTTCGCCATTGTGATATTTGAGGATTTTGGCCACACCCAGATACGCAACGATGATAGCTGGTGGTGCCCAACTCGGGGTTATACGATACCCATCTTGGGTTTCTCCTGAATCCCATGTTGCGACTCGATCATTGATCGACATCCTGGTCCCGTCATACCCCACTTTAAGATACCGTGCTTCATTTTCTTGAGCCATACGTTGGTTTTCTAACTGACTTTTATGATTATCAGTACAGTCAACAATCCAGTCAACACCTTTAGGATAGGTATGATCTTTCAGTGGAAACGGAAACGATTTGACCATACAGTTCGGACGAAGAGATTTTACCACCTGCTTGACCACATCAGCTTTATTTTTCCCAATAACATCAACTGTTACATCAAGACGGTTAAGGTTTGATTCTTCGATGGTATCAGGATCAAAAACATAAATTGTTTCGACACCTGACATTGCAAGACCTTTAGCGACATGAAAACCGATACCGCCAGCCCCGATTACACAAACTTTAATTTTGTTATTAATACCATCAATCAAATCCTGCCGATCATAAAAACTCATAATAAATTCCTTTCTTTTATGCCCAAAGATAATGCTAAACTACCACACAAATTTTTATATGTCAATCACTTTTTGACCATCCATCGGAGAGGTTCTGAAATTAAAAGAGGGTCTTTTCAAACCCTCTTTTTTTTGAAATTATGTTGACCAGACTTGACCTACCGAACCGCGAGTTCCTTGATCACCCCTGTCAGTGTTACGATCAATACCAGCCCTATCATCGGATTGTGAAGTCACATATTCAACGTTAACAGCTGCTTCACCCCTAAGAACGTGTTGTGACAAAGTATTCAGTCGGGGAAGACCATCCGGGTTACGATTACCCGGAGACTGAGTATTAACGTTTTCCAGAACCCCCATAGCATGGCGGGCAATAGATAGAATATCTTTAGGTTCAGACCAATTTGACGGGATTTTCCATTGACCCCAACAATCCGAACTATTACCCATTGAATGATAATGTTTAAATTTGGAAAGACCGATTGTTTTACAAACCGTTACAGAACGAACTTTATCTTTAACAGTAACAATTACCAGTGTTACCGGAGAAACGAGACGTTTTGCATATTTCGGATCAATCGGCTCACCATCAACAAATTTTGGCTAATAAACACCTTGATATAACCAAGTTAAAACATCATTTTCTCTGTAACTTGGGTGACCCTTGACCACGGACAGTCCGGCTTTTGCTTGTTCATACGTGATATCCGGCATCAAGTTTGCACTAGACAAGCGTACTTGAAGATTTCGCTCTTTTTCCTCAAAATCAATACGATTCTGTTCAACCATATAAGACATTTCAGAGATCTTTTTATTAACAACATTTTTTATGGCTTGAAGTTTTTCAGTAAGTTTTGCTGAATATTCAGCCCTAATTTCATCTTCCGGGAGAGAAGTTTCTTCGGTGAATTCTAATTTAACAAGTCTACCACCGATACGAACGGTCATACCCTCGGATTTAATATTATCAATATTGATATCATCCAATACTGAATCTATGTCACTTTTAATCGATTCAGCGATATTCACATCCCACACTGCCATTTTAATTCCTTTCTGTAAATCAAACCGATATGAACATCTTATATTTAATGATTGGGATTGTCAACAGTAAAGTTTAAAATTATAAAGAAGAGTTGGGTCTTGATTGACCCAACTCGATTAAATGGTTATACTCGGTTAAGCACCAGCCACTTCATAAGGGCGAATTTCCAGAGACATGCTGGGGTTAAGGGATTCTGGTGCATCTGCAGGATCAATTTCAGAACCGTTCAGAATAACCCGGAACTTGCCAAGACCTGCGTTACGTGCAGCGTTAACAACAGTATCGCGAAAAGAAGAACCGGCTTCGATAGTGTTGGTGGAACCATTAATGGTAAGAGTAGTACTTTCAGTCATATTAAATCTCCTTTCAAGAGAAGTGTGAATTTCCTCACCATGAGGATAAAAATTATTGTTTCGCTTAAGACAGGAACATATTATCAACTCGTCCTCGGTATGTCAACACTTTTTTCACATTCCACGTTTATGGTAAGTTGATTTATTGCTAGACTCTGTTGTCCATTTTTGTTCGGTATCATCAACCGTCCAAACGTTTTCTTTTTTCGATGCATTCCATAAGCCATGACCCAACGGATTCGTTAACGGAAGACCACACGATTTACGAAGGTATTCCCATCCTTCTGTGACCGATTTTTTGTAATAATCATCAAATTCAACTATATCCAATGGGATTTCGGTTGGAATATTTATATTAAAATATTTTTCGAGTTTCTTGATGTTTGTTACAAAATTTACATGATATGCGTAGTAACGATCAATATCACCCTTGGTTGGAATCACACTGTGATCTTCTTTTGAAATCAATTCAATTTCAGCTTTAAGGGCATCTTGAAATTCTTTCTCTTGTTTACTTTGTAGATCAAGATTTGAATCCTGAATTTTTTTGACACCAAAAATGATTTCACTTTCCTCTTTATGGAGCCAATTATCAATCCTTTCATGTACCCATTTGAATATGTTCATACTTTTCCTTTCAATCTCGATATCAATCTTCTGATTTCTGTAAAAGATAGTAATTTTCTCTGCCATCGTTTCTTTCAAATGATACCATACCAGATTCTTGTGAATCCATCCATACAAATTTTACCTTAAAATTCGTAAAATTATCATCAATAACCTGCAAAAGAGCATTAAAATTCTTATAATCCAAACAAATATCACAATTAGAAACATTAATGGTTGCAAGTTCAAAACTAATCCCATTCATAAATCTGTTAGATCTGTCAGTTGTTTCAATTATAAACTTATTATCACAAACTGTAAAGTAGACAACTTCAAATTTACCAGCAATTTTACGAATTTTATCAAAATTACTTTTGAGTTCATTGGTCAATTCTAATTCATAGAATGGCTGAATGTTTGGAGTATTTCCGGTGAACGTTGTAACAGTGCTTGGCATACAAAAAAACAGGTCTGTTTTATGTCTACCAGCTTTTAGTACAATCCCTGCAGTATTAACACTTAGATCAACAACATCATTATCAATCAGGTTCAAGTATGGTTTAACATTTACATTTGGCTCATCAAAATATAAATCCACTTCATCTGGCAATTCCGTAACTACATCATTAGGAAGATCCAATGAAATAACAACAGAGTTCCCCTGACTTCTCATTTTTGATATCACTCTATCTCTTTGAATGTTCAAGTGAACAGAGGGAATCACATAGTTCAATGTCGCTTTTTTGATCAATTCTTGTAAATTATTTACATTAATATTCATATATATATCCCTTTATTTTTAATCGCACTCAATCCAAACTTTATTCTCCTTAAAATTTTCAAGAAGTTTCAGATGTAAGTGGTATTTTTCTTGTCGTAAAACTGTTGTTTTGAAATGAGACAAGAACCATATTGCCAACAGTATATTAATAATACTTAACCCTATGGGATTGAACATAAAACATGCTACATTAAGACCAAATGCACACGCCAAAAAAGCACTCATAAACTCTTCTAAATACAAAACTTTCTTAAGCTTACTCGATGTTCGATTAATCTTCGACATAAGTTCTTCTTCTGATACATCAACCCCTTGACTCATAACAACATCACTCTTTTTTTCTGACATAGTTCTACCCTTTCCCTATTGAAAGAAGTGCTTCTCTTTTTGAGACTCCGTAAGTTTCCATGAGAGATTTAACTTTCTCATTATCTTTTGATTCCTTGGATTTTTTTGTAAATTTAATAAATCTCTTCTTTTTTGGAATCTTTGATACATAATACCGGAATATTAGTTTATCGTCAAGGGAAAAATGATATTGATTTATTTTATTAACAATTTCAATAAGTTCTGGATCTTCTGACAGAAACAATGAGATAACCCATGCACTAACCTCTTTCGGATTATAATTACAAGGGGTTTTAGTGTTTATTGCGTTCAACACCTCTGTTAGATGGTTTCCTTTTTTTGTTGGGGACTTTCTTTTTATCATCAGTTTTCTCCTTGAAATCTGGTTTTATGTTATCATTCAAAGAATCTTGTAGCTTTTTTAAGATATCAGGAGTCACTTCAAAGTTCTTTTTCTTTTGATTGTCATACCTCTTTTTTGATTTCATACCGCACCACCTCTCATCATTTTCACACACATACTTATAAAGTTTATCTCCCTGTTAGCTACCATATTATCGCGATAGTCATGTTCACCAACCAATTCTATCGCCACACCTGCGTTTTTAAACTTCTCATCATCATTAAATAATATATCACATATAAACATATAAAGACTTGTATAGTCAATAGGATTGGATTTTAGAATAGCCCTTATCTTATCCAATTCGCCTTTATATAATCCGTCCAAGATTTCCTTATACGTCTCTTCTGATGCAGATAATACAAAGTTGTCTCGTAACACACCATCAATAACATTCATTCTTAATGTTACCAATGTATTACGGACATCGGGCTTTTTCTGCCATATAGACTTGACCATTTCAACTACAGTTTTTTTGTTATACTTAACCCCTTCTTGGTCAAGAATAGACCAACAACGTTTAACAACATCGACTGCTGGCGGATTGTTTAATTCCACGTGCTGACACCTAGAAAACATTTCATCCATAATTTTATGGGGATAGTTACATGCCAAAATGAATCTGGTGTATTTTTGTGTCTGTTCAATTAAATCACGCAACATAGCCTGTCCGTTGTGCGAAAGATAATCAACCTCATTAAGAAAAACTATCTTAAGGGCACCAAAACCGATGGATGTTGCAAATGGTTTAACTTTATCACGAACATCATCAATGCTCGTATAATCCGAACAATTAATCTTAAGGATATCTATATCAGGATGTGTTGACCTGAGAACATCGACGAATGTTCCTTTTCCTGTACCGGGAGGTCCGCTAAGTATCATGTTAGGTAATTCATCAAGTGCTTTCTTTAAAACCGGTTTGAGTTCTTCCGACACAATCATTTCTTCAAATGATTTTGGCATGTATTTAAATTCATAGGGAGTAGTATTCACAGATAATCCTTTTTTGTTTTTATTGACATTAAAGCGAAAGGGTGGAATGTAAACCATCCTTTTATGACATTAATATAATAGATTATTTGATAATTATTCGATTGTATCCTTTAGCTGTTGAGATGGTTTGAACGTGGGAATTCTTTTAGGTGGAACACGAACCGGAGTACCAGTTTGCGGATTACGTGCCAATCTAGGTTTTCTTTGTCTTACAATAAAGTTCCCAAAACCAACCAAAGTCACCTTACCGTCTTTTTTCATACCAAATTCAATACCTTCCAAAATAGCATCCACAAAAATTTTTACATCTTTTTTGTATGTTCCTGTTTGGTTTGCAACATATTCTACTAGCTTTGCTTTATTCATAAATTTAAACTCTCCTCAACTTCAACAAATTATTTACTATCAATAATATTGAATTTTACTGTAAATGTAAACCTTTATGTTTCTCTTTACGTGAATATTTCTTATCACCATGTCTTTGAGTAGGAGGTGCGATAGGTTTCCTAATTTTATCAAAAACTGATTTATTTTTATTCTTTTTCATGGCAACGAACCTTTATTATTTTGTTTGATAAACAGGGATATACGATGTGTTTACAGATTTTTTCTTAAGTTCTTTTTGTTTCTTCTCTCTATCCGAATCCGTTTCAGGGTCATATGGATCGTCACCCTCTTCATCGGTATCAGACTCTGAATCTGATGCCTGTTCATCAGAATCTTTATCATCATTCTTCTTCTTTGCCGGGAAATTTTTACCGTCACTCCCCCCTTCACCAAGGAAGAGGTCAATCTTTTCTAGTAAATCCATATTATACACTCCTGTTGTGTTTATTACAAGAGTATTTATAAAATTTTACACAAAAAAATTGAAGGGATGCCACAATGTGAGTGTAGTATCCCTTCGTCTTCTCTAGTTATATAGTCTCTAGTATAATGTATAATCTTTATATAAGTCTAGATCATACGGGAGGGCAAGAATTTTTTTAGATTTGTGTCCTTGTAATCTCCTAACCCTTGAATTACGAACAAGGATATACTACCATCGTTAAGTTATCTTCTTTAAGTTTCTTTAATTAGTGTTTCTACTACGGCGAACCTCGGATTTTTACTAGTCTAGTTCCAATCATACGTTCTCCTGTCAGTTATACACTTTTCAGTAACGTTTTTCAACCTGTGGCCGCAAGCTAGGAGGATTCCTTCATCATCATCGCTAATGTGTCGGTCATCACCCTTTAAGAGTCTATAGAATATCAAATAGGAATGGGTATGTAAACCCCTTTGGACAAAAAAGAAGGGCTTTTATTCATTGCTGAGGAAAAAGCCCTAAGAAAAACCTTATATATCAACAGCGAATCCGCTGTTAAAGAGGGGATGGGCGAAGTAACCTCTCACCCTATAGGTTGGTCTGAGCATGTTACCTTTACAGACCGTGTATAAGGGGGATTTTTAAGGAAAACCCCCGAACCATCCGAAAGTATTTATAAAATCTTGACTTCTAATAAAATTTTTATAAAACTTCCTCAACCTTATCAATTTTGGTACGTTTAACTTCGTCTTCACACATATAGAAGACCATCTTCTCTGTAGTTTTCAATAAGGGGTATCGTTCACCCTCAATAACAACGATTTTACTATCACTGGCATAATTAGTATTTTTCTCTATCATCTTCATCAATCCAGACAACAAAACCATCAGAACTCTTTTGTAGGATGTAATCCTGCCCATTATATCTTACAAAATGTTTGTTCAGGGTCTTGTTATGCTTTGGTTTCCTTGTGATTTTTTTCACAACATCGTGATAATAAGGTCTTACACAAAATTTAATCTCAACTTTTTCCATTAGTAGCCCCTTTCTCGTATAAAACACACTACCATGTTTCATATAAGATGTAAACATTAATCCTCGTTAACAGGTTTAACATTTTCACCACGACCTTTTGCCTCTTTAAATGCTCTCCAATACTGTGACGTTTCACCTGTCCAATCACACATATCAGTCTTGTTATTATACTTCAACTCAAATGAACCGAAATCAGGTTTTTTTGTCATTTGTTTCCCACACACAGGACAGACATCTTTTGGATCTTCTCCATATGAAAGCCATAAATCTTCTTTAATAATCCCACAATTCACACAAACTATATCTATCAACACTTTTTTAGACATATCACTCCTCTCTTTTTATTAATATCATTTTGAATAACCACTATCATACCAACCCCCGCCTTTCAATTCAAATGATGACACACTAGGTATTTTTATAGCATCACCACCACAATCCGAACATTTCATTTTATTAATATAAGAGTGACTCATTGGTATGAGATTTTCTTTAACACATCCACATACCTTGCATTTAAATTCATATATAGGAATGACACACCTCCTCCATCTCACACAAATATTTAAGTTTGTAAGATGTTGCTTTTATTGTATATAAAAAATTTATGACACTTAAACTCGTATCAAGTAGTGGCATCTATTCTCTCCAAAAAGTTTCTTATATTATTGATTAAATTTTTTACATTACCATCACTGTCGAAATAAACGGATGATGATTTTTTATTACCGAAATTGTAGATACCACCCTCTTTGAATTGTCCTACATTCTCACCCCATGATATACAAGGAGCGCCTTGTAGGTTAGATATAACTGCCCAATGAGAACATGGACACACGACAGCGGTGGCGTTTGTGATTGCTGTTACAATTTTTTTATAACCATTCCGTAAATAATCAACATTTTTTAAAATTTCATTATCATCTGGTAAGTGACACTTCATATCACCTATCAACGATACTCTGTAGTTTTTTTGTAAAAAGTCCCATATATGAATGGCATCAGCGGGTGACATACATTCATCTGGAATAAAAACAATGTTCCCTCTCTTCTTTGAAATGGAAACTTTAATTGGTTCAAAAACCTTATGATACATTGATATAGGTGATATGTATTTGACATATGGTAGTGATTGGTGATTAATGTCTTTTTTAATACAACCTATCTGCTCAACAATATCATCCTTATATTCTTTAACAATTGACATAAAATCACGTTGATCTACATCTTTATGAGAATATCCATTATGATGAATTTCTTGCCGCGTAATCTGTTTGTATACAGGTATAAACTTCTTATTGGAAATCTGCGGATAAAGAAATTTTCTATTAAAATGAGATGAATAGAATACCGTTTTGCTTTCAGTATTTAACTCAATCCATCTCATATGAGGTCTAAATGTCAATATTTCCTGTTCAAACGATCCAATAAATGGACCTAAAGCGAGAATTCTTCTATCCATATTATACCCTTTTACACTAATATAAGATTTCCTGACCAATTGTTATAAGGAGCCGGGTTCTCTTTGTAAAACTTATGACCGACAATCATAACTTCGGTGTTTAGTAGAATATCTTCTAGTGACACAGAAAACACAAATGCCTTTTCTAATATACTCAATTTTGTTGTATCCAATAAAACTTTATTATTTCTTTTAAAAAATGTAATCAGTTTATCACCTTCAACATTGGATATATAATATTTTTTGTTTGTGTTCCGTAAAATGTCGTTATAAAATTTTACATTACTATCAATTACGAATCTATTTGTTAATTTGAATGTCTTTAATACATACTCTACTTTTTCAAGGGAAGGATTTTTAAATTCCAATTTTATTAAATGAATACGTGGTATTGACTGAATTTTTTGATCTGTCATATTTAATTCATTTATACGAACATAATCACTCCCCATAGTTGTTATTTTCATTACACTTTCCTCCATTAAATATACAATTTAATTATATTTATACAACCTTTTTCATAATCATGGAGGTTTTAAAGGAATTAAATGAATTTTCTATAATAAAATTATATATGTTGAACTGATTTCCCATCCTAATCCTTATATCATTAAGATCTTTGTCAGTATCAGTGGGCATATAGAAATACTTCAATTGTTGTCTATACTTTGAATTTTCTAATAGCTTTTTATAGTTCTCATACCCCGATGTATCAATTCTGGGATTATCTAATGCACATATGACACCTTTTCTAGATAAATGTATTACTTTTTCTAGAAAATCATCATCAATTGATGCGCCTAAACATGAGGTGCCTTGGTTGCCTTCAATCATCCAAGCATCAATTAGACCCTCACATACGATAATATACTTATCAGGGTCAAACAAATGACTATTTAACACAATATCTTTCTTAATGAATTTAGGATTCTTATATTTCGGTAATATGTCTTTGGACATAGCACGACCTTGAAAGTATGTCATACGCCCTAATTCATCATATACAGGTAAAATAAATCTATTTTTATACTTACCCCTAAACGCTACTGTAACTTCCCTTCTAATGGGGATTTTTCGATCTACAATGAACTTTTTGAGTTCATCATGGTAACGTTTTTCTATTCTTCCATCTGGTTCATCTTTAAGCGATATACAATCATTAAAATCAAGGTCTAGAACACCCTGCTCATCATTAGAATCCTCATATTTCTTCTTGCCATCCAATTTATCGAGTAATTCCTGTGAATGGTATGTCTTGCTTTCGCTAAGAGCATCATTCGCTTCCTTCCAAGTACAACCAACAACGCGAGAATATAACGACTGTATATTCCCTGAGTTCTCAGGACATCCACCATTGTAACACTTATAAATCCATTCATCATACCTTGGATAAAAGTCAATATTCAATCTACGCATATTGGGATTTTTTTGAGAATCACCACAAATGGGACAACGGGCTATATACCCACTCCCCCTTTTTTTAGACTTTTGTAGTCTTGAATAAACAAAATCTTCGACTTTATATTGCTCAACACTCATTAAATTCTCTCAATATATTCGATCAGGATATCACCGTGACAAGGTTTCGGTTTACAGAAGCACACCAAAGTCTTACCTTTGAGGTCTTTAACCCTTCGATAAAACTCAGTGTCAGTCATAAGTCTGTGTTCAAGATATTTGCGATACTTTTCAAGCGTAGAACCACGTTTCCGTCCTGTCTGTATGGGAAATGGGTTACCGAAGTAACCACTCATCCCTTTACCGGAACGACCAATGTAAACATATTCGGGATTCTCTTCCCAACCTTTCGGTGCCCAATTGATATGTATTACTGTTGTCATGGGTGAATAGTAACATAATTATTATTGATATTTACCCAACTTTTAACTACAAATTCATTGATATTCATGATTAGAATAAACCATTTCTTGACAGTTATCTTTGTATGAAATTTATACAATCAAACTCAATTGGTGTATAAAGTTCGGATTTTATTTTGCAAACAGGTTCAAAAAGATCCCATTCACATTCTCTAATGCCATCTAAAATGATACAATATACACACTCCCTGCACAATTTAGTGTAAAGAGTCTCTATATTCTCCAATAGTATAAGTTCTTGCATGCATCTTAACTTCATCCTTTATTTTTTTGGGGAACATATCATAAAATTGCTGAATGTCTTCGTCATCAGTCAAACCAAACCACTCCATCATATACATCAATGTTTGTGTTGGATTATCTGTAATACCTCTCTCAAGCAAACCATCATAAATCTTTTTGATTGATCGTTTGAGTGTTTGGCTAACCGCCTGTCGTGAAATACCCATTTCACGTGCAATTTCAGATCCCGTCTTCGATCTAACACGTTCCATATTATTTATCCTCTTTGGGCAATGAATTTACCATTTCTTCTGCCTTTTCACAAACAACCTTTACCATATACCATTCAATCATAAGATTTTCGAGTTCTTCAAAAGTGATCTTATCTTTTGCTGACTTTACCAGTAAAGCTCT